GCGTCCTGCTCGCTCGCCCACTCGCCAAACTCTTTAAACACACCGTCAGATACCTTCTCAGTCAAGATTGCATCCGCGCAGGCCATGGCGAATGTCACGCAGTCGTGCGAGCCCCACATGAACGGCTTGGTCAGCGAATCCTCGATGACGCTCCAAAACATCGTCTGCCAATTTTCCTGCCTCATACCGGCAACCCCATCCATCCTATAGGCGGCCTTGGCATGACTCCGCTCAACGGCGCCAGGTTGTATCGAACGTTGCTACTCAGCCCCCAGCTTGCCTTGGTTAGCGGAATGCGCGTGACGTAATCGAAAAACGTGTCTCCGCTTTGATTGAATGCGGACCACAGCGTCTCTCGGGTGAAATACTGTGCCGATACCCTGCGCTTCAGCCTCGACTCCACCTCGATCTCGAAATAGTCCCCACGGCTCTGATCGCCGAGCTTCATCTCGACCGTGTTGATTCGCCCGGTGAACAGCATCTCGGCGCTGGAGACAATGGTCTGAGAGTCGGTAAGGAAGGTCCTATAGATTCGCACCGGCTTATTGAACATCGACTCGCTGAGCACGTCCTGAATCTGCGTCGTGCTCACCGCCGCGAACCACATCCTGACCGCGCGTGGGAAAATGTCGGCGTCTTCCTGTATTTTCTCGATGCCGCCAAGATGACCAATCGGCGAGTAGGTGTTGCCGTTGAACCGAATGAACGTCGTTCCATTGCAGGCGCGCGTCATGCCCGTGGACAGCGAGTCGACCTCGCACATCAGCCGGTACTGAACGGTCGGCAGCTGCGAGATTGACGTAACGGCGGCGCTGATATTCCTAGTCATAAATGTGCTCTAGGTCATAGGTCACGATGGCCTGCGTGCCGAATTGATTGTCGATCTTGATGTTGGACACCAGGAACTTGCCCATCGGATCGGTCAGGATGACCGGATCGTTATCCGCCGGAGGCCTCACCAGGTCGGGCTCGAATTGCAGGTATCCAAGCCCCGCGGCGTCGGAGTTCAGCGCGGCGGTGCACTGCTTCAACTCGCCGTTGACCTCGAAGAAGTCGCCGGCCAGCAAGATCCCGCTGGTGCTCGCGGGCAGGCCCTTGAGGTTGAGCGCAGAGCCGGTCTGTGAGGCACCTGCGGTTACAACTGTTTCGGTATGCGTCGGAAACATCGGCACGGATGATTGAGCGTATGCAGCGTCATCGACGTAGATTCCACTGGTTCCATCCCCGGTGTAGCTCGATACGCCGCCATTGGCGACTCCAATCGCCAGCAGATTCGTTGTCGTGATTGACGATGGGATTCGAGCAACAAGGGAAACTCGAAACCACCCGTTGCCGACATTGGTAACGGATGCGCGAGCATTTGAGATGCTGCCCACATTCGACGGGCCGCCGATAATTGCGCCCGTAGCCAGATCGACGATGACCAGGCTGAAGTTCGTCCCAGACTCTCCGATCTGCACGTATCCTTGACTTCGAGAATTCGCCTTCAGGTGAACCACGCCACACCAATCCTGATCCGTCGCGGGCTTCGTCGCGAACTGAGATACGTAGTGCGTGCTGCTTGCGGTGCTATCCTCTATGAGGCTGTCTGCGGTGACGGTTCCGTAAGGCCCCTGAGTCGCCTCTGGGGTTATAGTGCTGCGCACCTTTGACCAAGCCGAGTTGCTGAAATCATTGGAGCGGATCAAACGATTGGGTCCGTTATCTACGAGCGCGCAGCGGCTCACACTCGTATATGGGAAATCCATATAGTCCCCGGACGCGCGATTAACGGCATTATCAAAGATCGAATAAAACAGTGGCGTTGATGCCGGAACTACTGCGGAAGAAACCAACCCACCAGAGGTTATAGTGCCGGTTTCCAGCACTTCAGTGCCCCCGGTTGTCGTCCCGAGCCGGATTCGACATGCCACGCCACCCCTGCCAGAAAGGGCCATCAGTCGCGCTGCATACGGAGCGTATGCGGATACCACAAATGAGGTATTGTTCCTCGCAACGCGTCCAGTAGTTGGCTCGCCTCGCACAAGCCTCAGCACTCTATCTGCAACCGATATCGTGCTCGATCCCGAAGCGTCCCATCCTGTCGTCCCATCCGCGAACGTATTGTTCGTCAGCAGTTCCGACCCAAGCCCCGCCCCTCTGCGCGCGAAATGCACCTGCGTTCGCACGGCGTTGTAGCGCCCGCGAGTCGCACTGAGAACCGCTAACAGCCGCGCCTTCTCTTCCCCTCGCACCGTATGTCGGCGAGACAGCTTCAACCTCAAGCCGCCGTAGCTCTGGCGCTGCGTCAGCCCTGGCGCGAACTGCGCGGTAAAGACGCTTGAGCCCTCATCGAGCCATTCCTGCGATTCTTCCTCGGGGATAATCCACGGCGGGATCATTTGCTCAGCCATGCACCGGCACTCCGCTGCGGGTCAGTACACGCACGAACTCTGCTTGCTGCTGCGAGGTGCGCGTCTCCACATACTCCATCATTTCACGGCGTGTCTGGTCGGGGTTCTCGCGCTCGATGATGTTGAACGTATTGACGGGAGCAAAGTTGATGCTCTGCCCGCCGCCGAAGGCCATCTGCCGGGCGTTGATGACCTTGCCTCGGCCAGTGACGATTTCCGGGCCGTTCTCGCCGACAATCTGCGGGCCATCGAAATTGCCGCCGCCCGCCTTGAATCCGAACATGCCGGCAAGCCCGGCAATGAGCCCACCGCCAGAACTGCCGCCCGATGCCGTCATGCCCTTGAGCGCGTTCTTGATGCCGCTGGTGAGGATCGCGGAGAGGATATCAGCCAGCGCCCTGCGAGCGATATCCAGCAATGATTTCCACGAGATATTCCACTCGTAGAGCGCATCCGACATCGTTTGCTGAATGCTCTGGCCGACGCCCTGCCACACGCCCTTCATGAACTCACCCATCTCGGTCGTCTCCTGGATGATGGGCTTGTACAGATTGCGGATGGCCTCGATGTCGATTTCCGGCAGCAGTTCATCCAGCCCTTCGGACAGTCGCGCGCTGTGCTGCTCGTCGGAAATCAGACCCTCGGAGCGCAACGCGACCAGCGCCTCTTTCAGTTCGCGGAAGCTGTCCAGCTGGCGCTCGACTTCCGTTCGTGTCGCTTCCGACATGCGCTGCAGATGCGCTGGAACATCATCGGCAATCCGCTTGATATCGATGCGCACACCCTCGACCGGGCTGACTGCATCGCCTGGCGTGGCCCGCGGCGGCCTACCACGCCTGGGTCCGCCGCCGCGGGTGTATTGCTCCTCCTCTTTGCCGTCCAGAAAGTCATCAATCATCCCAGGGATGCGCAGCGGCGAGAGCTTGGTGAGCAGGTCCACCACCCGCGCCACTCTCGGGTATCGGTCGGCAATATCATCGAGCCCCGAGCGGAATCGGGAGAAGAAGCTCTCAATGTCGCTGGTCAGCTTCGGGATGGCCCTGATCGCCTCGGCGAGCTTGCCAATGGCGTTGGAGAGTCGATTCGTCGTGCCGGTCGCCTCGAAGATGGCGCCGGTAGCCACCTTCATCTCGTTTCGCAGCACCGTCATGGACTGACCGACCGTGGGCGTCAGCTGCCGGAATTCCTCATTCAGCCGGCCGGTCTGCGAAATGAGCGCGCGGAGCACCTGCTCGGAGGTCAGCTTGCCTTCCGCGCCCAGGGCGCGTAATTCCCCGGTCGTGCGGCCCATCCCGTCGGCGATGGCCTCGGCGACGCGCGGCATCTGCTCCAGCACGGAGTTCAGTTCATCGCCACGCAGCGTTCCAGAAGCGAGCGCTTGGGAGAGCTGAATCATGCCGGCCTCGGCCGAGGCTGCGGAGCTGCCGGAAATCTGGATGGCCTGGCCAACGGCTTTCGTGACGCGCAGCATGTCGCTCTGAGAGGCGCCTAATTCCTTGGCTGATCTGGCGACCCGCGCGTACAGTTCACCCACCGAGCCGACGTTCTGCCGCGTATCGCGGGCCAGATCGATGATCTGCGACTGGACCCGGATCAGGTCTTCCTCGCTGCGCGTGACCAGCCGCAGCTTACTCTCCAGCATGGTCATCTCATCAGCCGCAACGATGGCGCTGCGAGACAGCTGGATGAACGTGGCCACGCCTGCGACCGCGGTCAGCCCGCGAAGCGCCGCCGTGACTCGTGTGGCGGTCTGACGTAACCCGCCCAGGTCTTTCTGGACCTGCTTGACCGGGGCGCCGGTTTGGTTCTTCGCGCGAAGCAGGACTTCGATGACGTTAGCGATCGCTCGATCCTCCTGCTTTTATGACCTGATCGGAAATCATGTCAAACACCGCCACCGTGATTGCAGGTTGCTCCAGCAGGCACTTGCCATCCGGCCAGCACAGCCGCATTGGCCCGGAGAATCCGCCTGTGTAGCAACCATTCCACAACTCCAGCCACGCACTGCAGCTCAGCCCAGCAATCCACACGCGCCACTCATCGGGCGGCGCCTTGCCTTCGATCAGGAGGCGGAAGGCTCGCTGGGCGGCGAAGGGGGGCGCGCGGACTGCACCAGCTTTCGGCCAATCTCCATCGCCAGTTCCAGGAAATACGCCTTGCCGCACACCTCCTCGATGCTCACCGCAGAACCATCTGCCGCTTTCGGCCCGCTGAAATCCGTGAGGTATCGCGGGACGATGGAGGCCAGCACTTTCGCGGCGTCCTCATCCGTCGATACATCCGTTCCTTGTAAGGTCAGCAGATCCGCGAGGCTCATCTGCTCCAGCGAGCCAGTGACAGGCTCGCCTTCAAACATCAGATCCAGGGGCGTTGCTCGAACATAGGCAGACATGATTCCTCCTTAGAAGCCGGCAGACCACGACGACATCTGCGTGAACTGCACATCGTAATTGCTAGTTGGGTCCAGAACACCCCGACCCGTGAATGACACCGCCACCTCTCCGGGGCCAGTCGCCGAGGGTTTGAACTCGGTGATCTTCAACTGCGGAATGTCGATGGTGAACGTATCGAAGTACCCGGACTGAATCGCCGCCTGGGTATTGATCGCCGTGAGCAACAACCTGGCGGCGGTCTCTGCGGCAAAGTTGTTCAGCATATCTCGGTCGGTCATGTAAAACGTGCCGTTCACCGTCACCTCACGGAATCCCGAACGGGTGAACTTGAACGGCGCCAGGGAGGCGTTCAGCGCGTTCAGCGGCTCAATGCTCTCGTTCACCGTGACCGTGATTTCCGAGAAATTCGAGACGCCAGAACCGCCATAGCTGACGCTCGACACATTCCAAGGGAACAGTCGACCGACGTCCGAGGCCGCGGGAATGACGCTCATCGAGCCCACGCCGTTGGGCGAGCGAGTGCCGCCGACAGCGGTCAGCGTGCCGCGCAGGAACGCCCCAGCGCCGAACACGAACGACAATTGGCCGAACTGGCAATCGTAGAACTGCTCCGCTGAGCTCGCATCAGAGAACTGCTTGTAGACCGTCCAGGGCGCCTTGACGAAGAACGAACTGAAGTCCGTTGTATTTGGCAGGAAGGTCCGGGCACTCACGCTGCCCGAGGTGACGGTCGCCGGTGAGTCGTTGATCGCCGCGGCAAGCGCGGCCCCGAGATTTCGAGGCGTGACCTCGAATTCGATTGTGCCCGCGATGTTTCTTGGGCCCGAGTACGAAGCGCCCTGCGAGAATCGCCCGGTGAGGTTCTCGGAGATCAGCTCCTCGGCCTCCAGTCCGACGCTCTCAGAGACGAATGCAAGGCCGTGGTAGGAAGTCGCCACAGAGACCGCTGTTCCTGCGGTGGACTGACGGGCGATGCCAAATTTAACTTGTGCGCCGTATGACAACCGTTTCTGGAAGCCTCCTATTGAGCCGTGACCGGGATTACCCCGGTGAAATCGATTCTGGCCATCTGCATATACACCCCGTCCGATTCCTCGTAGCTCTCGTGACTGACCGAGAATTCATCCAGGGTCTGCACTGTGCCCTTCAACGATGGGTCAGATAGTAAAACAGCGATGACCTTTTGCAGTAATTCTTCCAGCCGGTCCTCGCACTCCGTCCCGCTGGTCAGGTCCGTTTCCTGCACCAGCAGGAACAGCCGGATAAGCTGGTTGCGGTAGCCGGCGCCCATACCCAGAGCGCGCGAGGGATAGTCGATGCGGTCCCGGTACACCCCGACCCAGCCATGCGTTGTCGGGCTCATTCTGGGCTCGCAGGAGCGCTCCACCTCCACCCCTGCGGCGCCAACGTCAGGGGCATCCCTGAGCATCTCCAACACCGCCTGCGTTACCGTGGCGACGTTCGTGGGCATAATCATGTGTTGGCGACCTGCGATTGGCGCTTGACGTACAGCCCATAGACCTTCAGCCCGATCTTGAGCACGTTGCGCCGATCGGGCAGCAGCCTACGCTGAGGCATCCGATTCGTGCCGAAATGATGATATTTCGAGTACGACAACTCATTGCCCACCCCGGCATTGTCGGCGGAGTAAAACTGCGTGAAATTCGACCGTAGCGCCCCGGTTCTGACCAACATCTGCTGCTTGCCGATGCGTGCCTTTTCCTTGACGGTGCGCGGATGAAGCGGCGCCCATCCGCCCTGCATCGCGCCCTTGGCGTTGAAATTGCGCAGTGTCCAGCCGTACAGCGCAATGGAGGCCCGCCGATTCGCGGGCGTCGGGTCCTGCATCGCGCGAGCGAATCGCTCGAGCTTGCGATCCATGGCCGCCAGCTGGCGCTCGTTCACCTCGGCCTTCATGTCGATCATCGCTGGTCCTCGGTGTCGCTGATCTGCTCGTCATCCACCCGCCAGCGCACCTCATCGTCCATGCCGAACGCGCTGTGGTAGCTATTTGACGCCCAGGCGTAGTTTCCGGTGCCGGAAATCACCCCGGCGCTGTTGGTCAGTGCCATCGAGCCGTTGAGGATCGATTCAAACCGAGCGTCGATGTATTTCTTGATCTGCTCCGAGCCTTTTTGGCGGATCGTGGCCTTGTAGTAGGCCAGATCAATGCACAGGTCCTGCACCAGATACGGCGCCGGGGAAAACGGCACTGTGTACTTCACCGCTAGTCGCGCATCGACCTCAGCCTCGGCCTGGGGCACGAACGAGGCGTTGGCCTGGGAGGCGTCCGGCCCTTTGGCGAAATCGGAGTACCGCCCCGTCACATCCGCCCAATCGATATAGCGGCCCATCAGTCCACCTCCACGGCTTTGACCTCGACCAGCGCAAAACGCCGGTAGGTGTTGGCGTTGATGATCGCTCCCCACTCGTTGACCAGCCATTGTGCGGAGTTCGGCAAGGCGAGATCGGCGAACAGATGGCCGTTGCCGGAATTGATTGCCGTGACCGAGTTGACCACCGTGTGGTCGCGGTTCCGAAGGCAAGCGTACGCATTGGTGATCGTCGCCCCTGAGCAGACGAACGTCGCCCGCAGTGTCGAGCCGACGTACTCGGTAATGATGGGCGGTCTGCTCAAGTCGCGTAGCCTCCAAGCTTGATCCGAGGCTGGTCAAAGCCAATCACAATCGCTGGCGACACCGTTGTCGGCGCCGTAACCAATGATGACAACGAATCTTCTACCGACAGTGCCTCGCTAAGCAAAATAAAGCGCTGCAACTGCGATACGGATTCATCAAACAGTTGCAACGCCGAGACGGCCTGCCGGGTGTACAGCACCACTCGTTCGATTTCATCAGTGGTAAGGACGGCGCTGGTGCCCATAGCGAATCGATCCAGCCAGAATACCGCCTGATCTGAAGTGGTGATTTCGCTCGTCAGCGCGCGATTGATGACATTCTGACCAATGATACTGGCTAGCGTTTCATCGCTGATTGAAAGGTCATCGCCCAAGAGCCTGCGGAACACCAGCCTCGCAAGGCTCTCATCGTCAAGCGCAATACTGTCTTCCGCCAGGAGGTTGGTATTGATGTAGGTCTCAAGCCCGGGCTCGCTGATAACGATGGCGTCCTGAACGATTCTGCCGCGTAGTGCAGAGGTCATGACCTCGTCCGTCAGAGCAACCGCGCTCTCCAGAATCCGGGCAAGCACCACATTGCCGATGATGGACGACAGCGCCTCGTCGGAAATATCGATGCTCGACTGCGCTATACGGATTCGGTTGAAAAAATGCGACACATCGTCGTCAACAGAGAGTTGATCATCGACCAGTATGGCGTAGGTCGCGCTGATGACAAGATCGCCCTCGGTGACTGCAATCTGATCGTCCTGCCTGCGGTTCAGCAACGCATACGGAAGCGGCTGATCGCTAATATCGAGCGTATCTTCGAGGGTTTCGGTGGACACGGTTCCGCCACCGCCGGCGGCGTTTCTGATGATGATCCCCGACACCGCGGGGAAGTCCCCTGAGGTGACGGTGAACACGGCGGCTCCCGGCGTGGTTATCTCGCCCACGGACGCATCGTTTTGGTTGAATACGCCGCTACTCAGGATCTCACCGGTCAGCGTGACGCCATCGGTGCCGTACACGCATCCGACACCGACCGCGATGTCTCCGGTGGCGATGGTTCCCGCTGTCGGAGTGCTGACCGTGACGTTGTTTGAACCGCTTGATACCGACCCAAGCGAAGACACCGGAGTGCCAGCAACATCAACAGCATTGAACACCGCCCAAAAGAGGTGCGCGCCTTCATCGATCGCGCTCGCATGGTCAAACACCAGTGTCCGCGTCCCGGTGGGCGGATTGGCCAGATACCAGATACCGGTCTGCTCTGCGGCATATGTCGTCACGCGGCTGGAAAGCGTTAGCGCATTCCCGCCAAGCGTCACGGCAGTCGGTGCCGGCGCGCCTGTGTCGTACAAGGCAACGCAGAGCACGAATAGCGTTGCGGAGCCATCGATAGAAATATCCTGCGATAGCGGGTCCGCGCTTGATTGGATGACAGACCAGTTTCCGATTCGCGATGCCATGACTAAATATCTAGCGTCACCAGTTCGACATGCTCAGCTGCTGCGCCAGATCCCTGCGGGCCGAGAACTATTGCGTAATGCGTGTCGCCTGCCTGAAGGCCCGCGGTGTTCACGCGCGCACGAATCTGTGATGTGCTCCACGATGTGGACGGTTGAATAGCCCGACGCGAAGCTGCAGCGAAGGTCGCGGCATTGCAGATCACCACCCGCTGCAAGGTGTTATCGACAAACGCGACATCCGTGTACGAAACGCATCCTGGATTGGATGGGTATCCATCGCCGGCATCGAGCGCCCAATAGTTCTGCAAGCGCACCCCGACGCGAGCGCCACCCGTTACCGCTGACCCTAATTTTGACGCCTCGCAGATCAGAATATGGTCGTGCCAATTCCGGTAGATTGAATTCGATGCCGTCGCTTTGAATTCAACCTCAAAATGAACCCATTGGTTGTACGGGAGGTCGTAGTCAACGGCGGGGCCGATGTCGATGTCAGAGACGTAGTGCCACGGCGGATCGGGCCCGTGCTCGCCAGCACCTACCGCGCCTCGCCAGACCTCGTTTCCCGCCTCGAGGTTGTTGTCAAGACCATCAGTGCCGACGCCATACAGGCGCCATGCTTTGTGATTGCGCGAGCGCCCTGCCACAGGTTCCGTATAGGAGTAATAATCGAAATAGAACGTCTCCGACCCGCCTTGCACATCTCGATAGATCGAGCCATTGCCAGAGAACGCATCCGTGTGGTTCGACGCCGCGCAACGCGATCCCTTAACCGACCGGGCATTGCTTCGAAGTACAAACCCTTGCGAGCCTGGTGCGCCTCCAGTTCTAGACAGCCATGATCCAATGGTCGCTACATTGTTGTTAATCTCATCGCCAATCGCGCCATGCTCGAACTCGTCATAGACCAAGGGTGTTCCCGATCCCTTGGCGGTGAATGAGCCGTTCAGCACAAGCTCATCACCATCCGCAAGCGAACCACCAGTCGCAGCTGCAATGGGAGAGTTGCGAGTTACGAGTACGCGCGTCATGAGTACGGGCTCAGTGAGGACCACTGCGGATACCCGCCGCCAACCAGGAGAGTTCCCGGGCAGTTACCGATGGCATCTGCAAGCGCAGTCCCGGCGCTATCATTACACGGCCACAGCGATTGACCGCCGCTAACGCCGGCGCCCCACGGCTCAGTAGGAACAGAGATCGTCGATCCCACCGAAGGAATGACGTTGCGCAACAGGATGTCGGACATCCCGCCGTAGTATGACGGATAACTGCCTATAGCTGCATCGTGCTTCTCGACGCCGAGAATGAGATAGCCATCCCATCCGCTGTTTCCAGTACTTGGGCAACTTAAGTCGCCTGCCGGCCCACTGCTATCGTTTATCTCGCGTACGCCGTGCACATAGACCTGAACGTTTCCGGTCGCCACTGCTCGCTGGAAACGAATATGACGCCATCCCGCGCCGAGAATACTCGTGCTGGTTGCATATGTTCTAGTTGTGCCTCCAACATTCAGGCCCACGGTTACTCGCCCATCGCCAAGACTCATCCCCCACGCACGAGGTAGCCCGAATCGGTCGCGGTCAAAGAAGATATTGCCGTCGATCCAGTTGTAGTTGCTGCCGCCTGTGATCGCGCCCGCTGTGTTAGATGCTGATGCGTTGAGCCAAATATCAACGCACATGTCCTCTGCTCCGATATTCGCAGAGCGCCCGTCCGAGTCAGCCAGGATCGCGACCCGGTCAACATCATCGCCGGTTGCGCCCAGGTTGCCGTTAAACCAAATCGACCCGAGCGTAACAGAGGATGCAGACGGCACCCGGTTCCTGATGGCGCGAACGATAGTCATCGCTCATCAGCTTGAATGCGCCAGATCATGCGATCCCACGCGCACCCGGACAGTGAGGTTCAGGAAGTCGCTGTTGCCGAGCGTGACGCCCAGGCCATTGACGCGGTTCATCGTGAAGCTTGTGGCCAGTGAGCTCACGCCAATCGTCAATCCTGCGCAGTTGAGCGTCACCGACGTGATGGAGTCCGCCGCGCCGGCCCACGTCGCTACGCCGAAGAACCACTCTCTGGACTGCGCTTGCGCGATCATCGATTTGCGCGAAACCTCGCCAAAGCTCGACTGCGAATCGGACAGCGCCGGAGCCGCCGATGCACTGCCAACCACAATCGCATTCACCACGCCTGCGGCCGAGTTCACCGCCATGGCGGCCAGTCGGTTCAGGCCCGCCGCGGTGACGGTGTTGCGCAGAGTTTTTATTTCCACTCTTCCATCCGCGCGCACCACCTTCACATCAAAATATCCCTCGACCGGGATATGCGATTGCATGTCGATCGTCCCGTTGAGGACGCCCCATGCTTTACGGACGCGATCAGAGATACTTCGATTCATAGTGCCGGGTGGCCTCCTGTTCGAGCTTGCGCATTAATTTGGTGTAGTCATCGATCGAAAGAAACCGCCCCTTGAACTGCGTGTTGCAGGCCAGATCGGGCGCGGATTGCTTGGCCATGGCGAGGGATATTTCTGCCTCTAACCCCTCGCCAAGCGTCTCAACGCAGTGGGAGTAGAACCGCAGCGAGTCGATGCACATGCGCAGCGGGTCTTTCTCCAGGATCTGGCGCCACAACTCGACGCCCTCCAAGGCCCGTTCCTGCTGCCCTTCCAGCACCCGGCCCGCGGTCTGCTCGTGCTCGAACATCAGCCCCTGCGCGATGTCACGCAGCCACAGGAAGCGATTCAGGCCACGCTCGGGATACCGCTCGATGTCCTTTTTCAGCAGCGGCAGATTGCGGATGTAGCGTTTACGCCGGGTTTCCTCATCGACGTAGCCGTTGTGCAGGAACTTCACATCATGACGCATGGCTGCGCGAGGGATTGCCTTGCCGGGTGCAATCTCTGGATGCTCATGAACGAGCCCGTAGAACTTGATGCCCTTGCCATTCCGAAATAGACGGCACGGAAAATCCGTGGTCAACACCTGATCGGGATCGGCGGAATAGTGAATCTGCGGGAAGCCGTAGGCGTCATGGTGCGAGGGTCGCAAGTATTTCCACAGGTTCCACGGATTGTGGACCTCCTCATCGGCGTCACACCACAGAATCCAGTCTCCACACGCCGCCTCGACGGTGAGGTTGCGCGCCGCATCGAAGCCTGCCTCCAGTGCAGGCAAGCCATCGATGACCTTGACCGGCTTCCAGCGGTAGTCCGCCTCGATCTGCGCGATCACCTCACGGGTGCGGTCCTTCGTCTTCGGATCGACCGCGATCACCAACTCATCCACCCAATCGATGAACGACTCGACGCATTTTCTCAGCGTCTTCTCGCCGTCCTTGACGATCAGGCAGGCGGATAGGGTTTCTCGCGGCGCCAGTTGGGCGCGCTTGCGTTCCAGGTCGATCTCGGCGAACGGCTCATTGGGCCGAACCGCCCACAGCCACGAGCCCACCACTTTCCCGGTGCGGTCATTGCCGGCGGGCGCATACAGAATCTGCGTCGCATTCCGCCCGCACATTTCCACGATATCCTGCCGCTCGAAGTGATGCAGATGCTCGCGCGCCTCACGGAAGCTCTCGGTGCCCTGCCATTCCCAGCGACCGTAGGGGGTGGTAATGATCAGCACACCGCCGGGCTTGAGGACTGAGCGAAACTGCTCCAGCAGCGCTTGGTAGTCCGGCACGTGCTCGATCACCTCGCCTGCAATGATCACGTCGAACAGGTCTCGGTGCGCTTTCTTGGCAATCGCCGCGTTGCCGCCGTACTGGAGCGAGTTTTCGTCGTACACCAGCGGGCACAGGATAGAGATGTCCTCGAACACCTCCTGCCCACCCAAGCGCATCTCGACATTGGTGATTTGGTCACGGATCGCCCATTTCGCCGCCGCGGCAATGGCGCGCTCGGAGACATCCACGCCGGTAAAGCGGCAGTCTGGGAATGCTTGCGCCAGCGGCATCATGTAGTGTCCGTGCGCGCATCCGTAGTCGAGCACGCGCAGGCTGTCGCCGGCTCGCTCGATCTCCTGATGCACGAGCTGGTAGACGCCCTGAAAGCGGGTGGAGCGGGTCACATCCTCGCCGATCACCTGCGACTCATGGTCGTCGTAGTAGACGCCCTGGTGCTTGTCGTAGTGGGATTTGTACGCTTGTGGAGATTCTGCGAACCGATACAGCTCGTCAATCTCATCGGCGGCACGCGAGACGATCGCATCGTCGAAGCCGCACGCGATCTCCGAGAGAACATCGCTGTGCTCGATGCAGTGGCGGTAAATGGCTGCCGTGGAGCCCTGCCTGCGCTCGAAGCATTCGGCAATGACTGACTCCAGGCGATCGACGGCGGCAGACCATGTACGGGTCTGGGCGGCGGCGAGTTGCAATGCCTTGTCCGCGGTCTTGCCGGCAGCGATGTACGCCACGAACGCATCTTCGTCTGCGCGCCCGTCCTTCAGCGGCAGCAGCACGGTCCCGCTGTCCTCGCAGGTCTCAGCCAGCGCGCCACAGTCGCTCGTGAGCATCGGCAGGCCCGCGTGCATGGCCTCCATGGCCGTGATGCAGGACACCTCCTCGAATTCGGTCGGGTAGCACAGTAGGTCGCAGGACTTCTGCAGTGCGGCCAATTGCGGTTTGGTCAGCGCGCCAAGCCAGGTCACATTCGGCAGCGCCTGCGCGCATTGCTGCAGGTAGGCGTAATAGCCCGCCATCGGGCCGGTGGTGTTGTCGTAGCCGCAGACCAGCAGATGTGCGTTGGTATCGACCAGGCGCTCCATGATGCCGCCAGGGCGAACCAGATGCTCCAGGCCGCGCTCTGGGCGGGACTGGTAGAGCATCGTAAATTTACCGTCAACCGGCAGTGGCGCCGCATCGACCGTGTACAGCTCGGGATCTACGCCATTGGGCACGACGCGCACAAACTCGGGATCGAATCCGTACACCTCACAGACTTGGTGCTTGTGCCACTCGCTTACGCACGTCACCGCATCAACCTGCCACATATTGTGATTGGCCACGCCGCTGGAGCGATACAACGCCAGGTCGTGCAGCTGCCAGAGGTTGATCTTGCTGGCAAACTGGTTGTGGAACGCCTGCGGGTGGCGCTGAATGATCAGCACGTCATGCGGGGTATTGCGGGCGTAGAACTCGAAGCGATCCCCCAGCGGCGCGGATTCCTGCGGGGTGCCTGCATAGCAGTAGTTGACGCCATCCCAGTGACCCTCGTCGGGGCTGGAAGTGAAAACGGTCACACGGTGCCCCCGCTGCGCGAGTTCACGCGCTTGGTAGTACGCCGCGCTTTCGCTTCCGCCCAGAGATCGGGTCGCTATCGTCTCGCCGTTGAACGGCATTCCCGCGCTATGCAGAACAATATCCATCGATCCTCCGCTGTGCCTCAAAAGAAAGGGCGCGGCCACCTGATTGACCGCGCCCAATGCCGTTACGTCAGGCCGTTCGCCTGGGCCGAGCCGACACCCACCACCAGCGCACCGAGCGCCGATGAGGTGATCTTCTCGTCCTGGTAATAGCCGGCCTCGATGCTGTCGTTCTTGGCCTTGCTGTCATACGGATGACGCTCGACCACCAGCGGCGCTGGCAATCCGGGGGCCGTCCAGCGGAACGAGTACATGAACGACGGCCGATCACGCGATGGCGTGAGCGGAGCGTAGTACGTCAACACGGCATCCGCGGGGAACGTATTGGCGAGGTTTGCGGCCTTGGCTTCGTTGGCGGTGTTGTAAAACGCCTGAGAAACCAGCAGCCGGTCCACCTCGAACGCCTCCTGCGCGCCGCGGCGAGTCACCGCGCCACCGCCGTTGTTCGTGCCGAGCACGAAGTTTCGGAAGTTGACGTTGCGACGCGCCAGGTTCCACGCCCGCCAGCCGAACAGCAGCGAGTTCGGCTTGTAGGCCGTGGTCTGCTGCACCTGCTCCATAGCCCGCCACAGCACGCTGACCGGATCCCCAGTGAGCGCCCACGAACTGCCCGTGAGGAAGCCCGTGGAGACGTTGGAAGCAGAGCCGACCTGCTGCAGGACGCGCTTGTCCCAGTCCAGATACAGGCCGTCCAGAACCGCCGTAGTGGCGCCGACGTCGAGCTGGTACGCATACGCTGCATCCATGTTCGCGCGGTCCTCGATCGGCTGATCGTAGGCCAGAGCGTAGTTTTTGCAGGCGTAATTGCCCGAGCTGACCGAGCGCGTAATACGCTGTGCAGGCGTATTGCGAGCACGCAGGGTGGAATGGATGGCCAGAGCTTCGCCCTGGTTGAACACCGGATAGACATTGGTCTCTTTATCCACCGGCACGATGGGAGCGATCATGTCGGCAATCATCCCTTCCGGGCGATAAGCCAACGCGACGTTCGTCAAATTTTGGTCGATGTGAAGATCTCGACCTGTTGCAATACCCATGATTAGTATTTCTCCTGTTCAGGTCGATTAGCCGTGCCAGAAGCCGAGCGTCTTGAAATCCACCGCAGCCTGGACGAGATCGCCAGATGCGCAGGTTGCAAGTGCTCGGCCAATGGAGACACCACCAGATGACGCCGCGATGACGAACCCGCTGGCCGTGATCGTCACGGGGAACCCCACCGTGGAGACAGCCGCACCGGCTAACACCTTGGTGATACCCTCATAGATCACGGACAGGGTCTCGCCCGTCTTGCCGCCGTGACGCAGGATGCCTGCGGCAAGATTGGGGTTCGCCGCGATGGTTCCGTTGAGCGTGACCGCCTTGAATCGCGATTCCGGGGTATCCAGGTCAGCCCCAGCCACCACCGGCAATGCGGAATATTTCAGATCAGTAGACATTGAATTGCAGTGCCTCCTTAAGCGGCCTGCGAGGGCGCATCGCCCAGCAGCTTGTATGCGTCGCCCAGCGCCTTGTCGGCGTTGAGCACCTCAAGCGTTGCCGCGTGAATGTGCTCGAACTTGCTGGGGTCCTGGCTGCGCTCGAAGCACAGCTTGCGAGCGCGCATGACCACGACTTCCGCCGCGCTCTTGCCGACTTCCTCGGGCGCGCCGGTGCTCTGCTTGGACTGCGGCTTGCGCGACAGCTTCTCCTTGTCGCCGAACTCCGCAATGTATGCGTCGACATCTTCCAGCTTGATGTCCATGACCGTGGCGTCATCATCAACGCGGTTGAACTTGTAGAACGACTCGCGCTTTGCCGGCAGCAGGGCTTCCGCCTTCACCGCAGCTTCAAACCGCTCCTTGATCTGCGCGCGGTGCGCTTCGGCCTTGGCCTTGGCGACCTGGGCGTCGGCCTCGGCCTTGGACTCGGCCTTCACCTTATCCACCTCAGCCTTGAGCTGAGCGGTAAACGCCGCCTTTAGCTCGTCCGCCTGCTGCTTGAGCAGGGCTTTCACTTCGTTTTCGTCCATAGCCTTTCGGACTCCTGTAGAGAAAAATTTGGTGTCCCGCCGAAACGCCACGCGCGCACGAGCCCGCAGAGCGGACCTTCGCGCCATCGTCAGCGATTGCAGATCATTGAGGGTGCCGACGGCGGGTTGGTCGGCGCCAAGCAGAGCCACTGCGTCCAGCACCCACGGGATCTCCCGCGTACCGGCTTGGACGTTCTTCAGCAACTCCACAGACACGAATCGATACAGCCCGGCCTTGACCATCTCGTAGACGGCCGTGGGCATGTCGGTGAAATCAGCGAGAAGCTTATCGCCCTCGCGATAAACTCGCGACACCCAGCCGAGCGCGGGCTGGCCATCGGTCAGCGGCTGGTCTTCGTTGTGGCCGAGCTTGATTGGGACGCGCCGGGACAGGCCGAGCGCGTCGAATGCGGTAACGATGCTGTCGAGGTCGGCGCCCGTGAACGTGGTGCCGTTCCACGTGCCGACCGCGAATATTTCTGCCCCGTAGAGGGATTTACTCAGCGGGCACTTGTGCCTCCTGTCTCATCCTGCACCGTCCCGGATTTTCACGCCGTCATCGGCCACAATACCGACCACGCGACAACCGTTTTCATCGCGCGCTTCATGCTTCGCCAAGGGGTTCAGCCCGGCGGCGTCCAGCCCCTTGCACATCAGCGCGCCGATCCAGGCCACCTCATGCAGCGAGACCATCTTGCCGCTGCTCAGCATCGCCCAGCGATTGAAGCGCGCGAACGCCTCGTCGACAATCTCCTGGTCGGTGCGCTGCTTCACCAGTTTCCCGACGAGTTGTGCAAACGGCTGGCTCATTTGAACCCTACTGCTGGCTCCAGTGTGGGTGCGCTGGACTCTTGACCATCCCACCCATCGATCATTGTGACTGGAATTAACACGCTGCGGCAGTTGAAATGATTCGGCGGACGAATCGCATCCCATCGCGGCGACTCAGTAACATATATCTTGCCGTTGAGATGAGCGCAAATTTCCGTGGTGCTGCTGTCCAGGACCGCCGAATATTCCAGCGCCTGCACAAAATCCCCCACTTCCGGGTCGGTGAACTCGGCGAACCGCGCTTCGTTCAATGCCTCGAATGTATTCGTGCGCACCAGGGTGTTCAGGTACGGCGCCACGTCCTCGATCGTATCAAGCAACAGGCCCTCAAGCGCAGTGACAATGGCGTCTGACTGCTCCGCGCCCTTGACCGCGGCGAGGGTCGTCAGGCCCTTGGCCAGCAGCCGTTCCCAGATCGCGATGCGGATCTCCGCCAGCGTCTTGCCGAACTTGATGCCGTTCTGCAGCTCCTGCTGGATCAGCTTGCGGGTCTGGTCGGAGGCATCCCCGGCCATGCGGAATGACTGCGTGTCGAAATAGGCCGTCGCATTGTCGCGCAGGCTGACGAAGCGGGCCCGGCGCTCGGCGAAACTCATCCGCTCGCCCCTGGCGCGGGCCAGTTCATTTGCCGCCGTATCCGAGCCCAGCGTCCAGGACTGCACCAACAGCTCCCGGAAGGCGCTTTTCAGCTTGCTCCTGTCGGCGCTGTGCAGGTCCAGGGCGGCGACATCGGCGGGATCCTCATCCGTGAGCACGGCCAGATTCGCATCATCGCCCAGCGCGCGTCGGGTGGCCTTAGCGATGATGCCTGCGATTGTCCCCACGGCATCGGTGGCGAAATCGTCGGTGCGCTTCTCGATGACCGCAAACGCCACGCGCTGAGCGGCACGGGTGAACTGCGCGGGGGTGCATGAGCGCAATTCGCCATGAGGCACAACCGCTGCGCCCGCCGCGTCGGCTTGCGCGGTGGGGATGCCGCTGGATGGGGTAGCCAGTCCGGCGGGCGCAGGGTTGTGGACGGTGACGCTGACGGGGATCGCGAGCTTGCCCCGCAGGCCATTGATCTCGGTGGCGAGGCGAGCGAAGCGCGGGTCGTCGTCTTCCTTGGCCGGATTCTGCGCGGCCTGTTCGGCGATCTGCATTTGGCGTTCGGCCATCGGGTCGGTGAGCAATTCCGTACTGTCGTCACGCTCCGGCATCTCCAGCATGGCCCGCAGAAAGCGCTCGTCATCCTCGGTCGCCTGCACTGCCTTGCTACCGAGCAGTGAGCGCCAGGTCTCCAACAGCCATTTCGTGTGCTCCATGCTCACGGGCTTGAAACAGAATTCTGGATAATCGCCGTCGCCCCAGTTCTGATCGCCCAGGTCGCGGAACAATTGCTCGTTGAGACATTCGGAAATGCGCTTGCCGTCCGCTGAGGTCGTCCAGAAAAACGCCTCGAACTGCGTCTGTGACTGGCTGTATGCGCCGGTTTGGCCGGTGTGCGAGAGCCCCAGCAGGTTGGGCACCAGCTGAGATTTCGCGATGGCCAGATCGTGATACTGCAGTGCCTTCTCGTACTGATCCGTGGTGGCCGGGAAAATCACCTCAGCCTTCACGCCCTTGGGCAGAATCAAGCTGGTGAAGCTTTTGAAATTCTGCATGGCGCCCTGCAGTGCCGCGTACTCGGGCGTGCCATACGCGGGGGCTTCGTCGGTTTCGCGGGAGGCTACCGGAATACCGCTGCCGAAGCGCTCCAGGTGGAGTGCCCACAGCTTCATGACGATGTCCTTGAAATACCACGCACGATAGGCGGAGCGTAGCTCGGAGCGTCCGAAGATCAAGTCCCACTTCGGCTTGTGGACGTAGTGGACGACTTTGCGCGGATCGATATCGATTTCCGCCTGGCCGTTGACCTGCTGAGTAATGCGCTTGAGCAGGCCATATTCATCGGCGAAAAAGCGGAAACTGCACGGATCGCGGGTCAGTAGCAAGTTGATGCCGGTATACGTCGCGCCCTCATGTTGGACCTGGCCGTATACCTTTTCTGTCACCGAGAAGCCGAACTCGCGCCCCGAGGCGATGCCCTCGATGGAGTCGACGAACGAACCGCGGATCTTGTGCGTGATGGTCTCGAATACTCGGATGCGATTACGCTGTTCCTCGGGAGACAGGCTGGAGCCATCGAATTTGAATTGCCAGCCGCGACCTAAAATCGCATTCAGCTTGAATTCCGTAACAGATTTGATCTGCTCGTCGTTGAGCATCTTGGCGTAAATCGGCAGCCCCTTTTGCGCCACCAGATCATCCGGGTTGTAGCGCTGGCCGTTGAGCACCGAGTGCCACAGCGTACTGGTGTCGCAGGAGACGATATTATCCGGTCTCTGCGCGGGATAAGTGTCCAGCAGCGAGGGGGCCTTGCCGGCGAACAGGTACTTTACGATCGCCTCGCGGATCATACGAGGCCATCCAGCACGGTGGACTGTGCGTAGCTGATTTCAGGCTCCTTGCCGTGCGAACCGGGCGAGTAGACCGGCGCCTGGGTGGCGTACTGCATTACCAGTGAGTCTGCACGGTCAGGGGATTTGATTCCCTCGCGGCGCATTTCCTCGCGCGTCACCAGGTCCTCGACTTTGTCATCACCGACGATCTTTCTTTTCACTGAGCAAAGCTGCGCCTCCAGTTCTTCAGGGTCGTCGATTGCGCCATCCTCGAACGATATCAAGCCGTCCCGAAAAGCGTCGCGGGTGACAAGATACGACTGTGTGCGCCGGTTGCGCCACTTATTGCTGTTGTCCGAGGACTCCCCACCCTTGTAACGGATCACCACATGGCCACGGTCGTACAGCTCTCCCGCACAGCCCGAGCCCACGCCGAGCGAGTCGACGACGAAATCATCGATGCCCTTGCGCCCACCGTGCTCCTCGAACATGCGCTCCGCCGCATCGGCGGCATCGATCTGAGCGCGGGCAAGATCGAACGAAAAGGACTTCTGCTTAAGCACGCGGGTATGGCTATCGAAGTGCTTAGCGACCGTCACCACGGTTTCATCCTCGCCGCCATCGGCCACGTCCACCGACACGCGCAGCTTCGGCAATGAGCCATCCGGGTTGAACTCGCGTTGCGAGGCGGCCGTCACCCATTCAGTCGCGACCAGCTGGTAGGCATCATCCGAGGCAAACTCACCCAAGACGCGAATCTTGTAGATCGGGGAGTTTTCGCCGTAGCGCCGCGCCATGCGCTCTACCCACTCGCGCTGTACCCGGTGGGTTTCAGACAGCTTGATCTGCATGCGGAAATAGTCACGGCTGTCGTGCATTGATAGATGCGAGCGGGCGAACGTGCCGCTGCGCCGCGTCGGGTTGGAGATCATCAAGAACATCACCACCTCGCCCGCCGACAGCGCGCCGAAGATGACCGGATAGAGGCTTTCCGGCACCCCCGTCGCTTCCTCGACGATCACCAGCATGAATTGTTCGTGGTGGCCCGCGAGATTCTCGGGTTTGTTCGCTGTCTCCAGCAGTAGGCACCAATCCTTTTTGCCGCACCACGTGACGCGCCGCTCGCCGTCCTTGATGAGCGATCTATACCAGGGCTGGGCGCGGTTCATGACCTTGCGGAAGGCGGGCATGAAGCGGGTGGTGAGCTGCGTGAATTTCGGCGCGGTGACGATCACGCGACCGGGAAAGCAGAAGTTGAACAGGTGCGCGAACAGCGCAGCTGTGTGCGTCTTGCCGGGCCCGTGCATGGCCACGACAGACAGCCAGGGCAGCCCCTCGTGATTGATCTTCGTCGGCTCGCCGCGGCGTTTTCTCAGCACATCCGCGAACGCCTCCAGCAGATTGACCTGCCACGGGTCCAGCTCCCAGGACTTCGCGGGGGCATCATCGAGGCTCGGCTCGCCGGATAAGCGCTTGTGCTGCAGGATCTCGCGCACCATCCAGACCGGGTCGGCCTGGGCGCGACGCACCAGCGCGGCCGGATCAGTTGATTGTTGTGCCGCTGCCAGTGGGTGACTGGGCCTCCTGGTTGATTCCGTTGGCGCTGGCGACGGCGGCGGCGAACATATCCGTCAGGGATCGATCCGAGTTCGTCAGGTCGATCCGCGAGGTATCCCGCCACGCTTCCGGCTTGCGGTTCTTCAGCCAGAAGATGCAGGCGGTCGTATCGGGCGGAACGTGCTCGACGTACGGGACCTGCTTGCCGTTCTGGAATATTTTCACCGCATCGAAGCTGTATCCCGTTGCCCGACGGTACAGGGACCGCTCCACGCGCTCATCTGAGGATTCCTTGCCGATCTTTAGGGACTGACGCAAGTCGTCGTGCTGGGCCTGCCAGCGGTATAGCGTGCGCTCGCTCACGCCGAAGAAATCCGCTACCTCGCGATCGGTCGCTCCCAGCCGGCACAATTTCTCCGCCTGCGCTGCGTGCTCGCGCTTGTACTTGCTCTGGCCGCCGCTTTTTCGCTTCTCTGCCATCGAATGATTGCCGCCTATGTGCCCGCCGTAGTCAAGTTTTCGCGCCGCCCCAACTCCCTTCTCGCCGCCGCAATCGCCTGCAGCTGCGTCTCGGCCTTCGCCGCCGCCGCCCGCTGGTGCTGCCAGAACTGCCATGCGCAGGGCTCATGCGAGCCCACCAAACGGTAGACCTGCGGCCTCATGCCAATCACGATCCGTGCCATGAACATCGCGGCCTGTCCTCTGCTGGGGTAAGATTCCGTGACATATGACCCGCAAAAAGATCGCATCCCTCGATGCCGAGCGTGAAAAGCGCGGCCTGCCCGTGGAACGCTGGCGCCGCGGCATCTATGCCATGCTCGTGACCAAACCGAAGGCGGGCGTGGTCAAGGCGTTCCGAAAGAAGCGCCGCGACTGACATCACTCCGCCGCCAAGACAATCGCCGAGGGCACCGGATTGACCGTCAGGCTCACCGACTCAGCCTCCGTGACCTCGGCGCGTAGGACCTTGCTGGCCGTGTTGGAAATGGTAGATGCGGCACCATTGGCGTTAACCGACCGAGCCGCGAAAAACCACTCGCCGGCATCCAGCGCATCGAATACATGGCTCGTGGCCTGCGGATCGTCGATCTGCACCGTCTGGACCAGCTCATTCGCACTGCGCCCGTAGTGGATGCGCGTGCCGGCAGGATTGGTGTACGCCGTGCCGTCGGTGTTGGTGGTGGGATTGACCCAGTGCACCGTAGCGCGCATATCGCCCTCCGACTGGCATGTGAGCGTCAGCGCGTAGGTGCCGGACATGGTGATAGCGGGGAGCTGTTGCGTGCCGCTGGACGCCTTGGGACCGTCCCAGGCGGGATGCCCACTGCCGATGCAGGATGAGTGCGTCGAATCCCAGGTCAGCGTCGTAGTCAGCTCACCATCGGCCACTGTCGATGATGCGGTCAGCGTGACGGATGCGCTGGCGATCGACACCAGCAGCGTGGTGGCCAGGATGCCGATCAGTGCCCCAATGGCCAGTTTCTGCGTTCGGTGGAGAGTCATGATTTGTCCTCGTGGTAGATGGGAGTCACTGAAAAATCATCTGGTAGGCCCCGTGTGCGCGTACTGAGCGCCGCTTCAATCCATGACAAGGCTTTGCCGCTCTCGATCTGCCGGCGCGTCACACGCATCGGACGGTAGCCCTGCATGGCTATCAGGCACTGTTTTTCGCTGTCCGTCTCAATCCCGCTTCCGCGAGAGTGACGTCCGTTTGCCCAGGTGGCGCCGTCACATTCGACGGCCAAATCCCCAACTAGGATGTCGGTGCGAAATTTACGGCCGGGGACGAGCGTCACCTCGCGCCGGTGCGGCACTTTCGCGGCCTGGAGCTGCCAGGACAGGATTTCGGACAGGTCGCTCATCGCCACGGCCACCGGAAATTGAACACGTCCTGCACCCAGCACCACGGCCTGGTCAGGCCGAGAATCACTACCCACGCTGGGATGATATTCACCACCTCGTAGACTTCCAGCCCATCAGCATCCCATTCAGGGATGTTGCGTGGATCGCCGTAAAATTGGAAGCTCCACCCAAATCGATTGCCGCGAACCGTCACGACCAGCAGCTTATTGGCCACACCAACCTCCCATTTGGGTCCAGCGCTGAACGCTCTTAACCATGAATCGATGCTGCCAACGCTCCTCGTCGGTCAAGAGCTTGCGGTCGATCAATGGGCGGGAGAATTCGCGTTCGTGCTCCTCTCGGGCCTTGACCAGGGCAGTGATGTAGCGCTCCTTGCGCTCGGCTTTGCGAGCTTTGGCCTGCCGGCGCATCTCGGCAAGCTCGCTGAGATTCTCGCGCTCCGGCTTGGTCCGCATCCGCGCTCTAGCCTCGCTGGATTGCAGCGGCGCAATCAGGTCCGCGCCGCGAATGCCCTTGTACCTGTATCGGCGGTAGATGATCGGGTAGTCGATGCCGTTTTCGATCGCGGAAGGAAGTCGCGCGAGATCACGGATGGCTACCCGTCTGCCGTCGAAATCCGTGTATAGGATGGTCGTGCTCACGCCGCCTCCTCCAATACCGCAAGTTCCCATGCCAGCATCGCCTTGCAGCGCACGCACTGATGCGTGATTTTTTGTTCGATCTTGCATCCGGCATACGGCACGTTGTGGGCACATGCGCATGGAAGCAGAGCCAGGGCGCGGTACATGGTTTCAGCGGCTTGTAGTTTTTCGTTCATCGTTGATTACCGAATCCGCCTCGCAGCGGTACTTTGCAAACTCTTTGTCATTCGTGGCCACGACGATTCGACCCTCGCGCGTGGCGACGTAGTAATTGCCGTGGTCATGAAGCCGTCCATCAATCCTGTACCTGCCGCATTCACTCTTTGCGCTCGTTGATCCAGTACGTATCCATTGCATCCCCTTACTAACTACCTCAGTGGTATCTCTGTCTCACTGCACCCGGAAGATCCCAAAGAGCCCCCTACCCCCAAAAGCGAAAACTCGCCTTTTTGAGAGAAGTTGGCTCCATGGATGTCTGCACCCATCAGACCCACACGGGATAACCCTGGCTGTTCTTTGGTTCGCCCCAGGGACACCCGATAGCCCCGACGAACCGACAGATTTGGTATCGCGCCGTGTCGAGGGCGCGCGCATCACTACTCCACTCGTTCGAGTCGAGAGGATCGAAAATCAGTCATGTCCCAATTACCCTTGCCCTCGTTACAGTCGGAGCAAAGCACCTGAAGGTTGTCGATGCTCAACGCAAGCGACGGGAACAGAAGCCGAGGCTTAATGTGGTCAACGTTCAGCACGGCACCGTTTGCTGGCGATGCGCCGCACGCTTGGCACTTCGACCCATGGAGCTTGAGCGCCTGCAATCCGAGTCTTTTCCACGCCTTCGACTGAAGGAATGCAGAGTCCTCGGCATTCGGTTTGCGCTTTATCTCTAGCCATGCTTTATCCAGAGCCGCCAAAGCACGGCGAGCGCCATCCACTACAGAGCGCTTTGTTCGCTTCTCGACAACACGATTGAGTTCGAACTTCAGGCGCCTGGCCATATTTGGCGTGATCTCGATCTGGCCGTACTTTTCAAGCCATCCAGCCGTCAGCTTCGGGATACCGAATGCCCTTTGCTCGACACCGAGCATCGTCGATGGCTTGGTTACCTCGTACTTGATGCACAGGTAGTCAATGACCCTCATGCAAACGCCCCTCGAAGCATCTCTGTGACCGCGATCAATCCGCGCCGCTGATGCATGTCATTGAAGTCGCCGATTTCCGGCGGCATCGCCCACGGCAATCCTGTTGCTTTCGCCACGCGCTCGCCGGTCTGGCTGGCGTCGTGATCCGCGCAGACGTACGCCTGCGGAAAAAGCTTCGCGACGCGCCCTAAATTGTTCGCGCTGAAACACACGATCACGCAGGCCGCGCCAGGAAGGCGCTTGAGCGCCGCATGCAGGCTCAGGGCGGTTGCATAGCCCTCGCACAACAGAATGCGCCGTGCGTTCCTGGGTGGCGCCCCGATGCTGTAAATGCCGCCCGCCGTGCGTCCGCCGGGAAGGAATCGCTTCGTTCCGTCCTCGGCAATGAACTGCGCGCTGATGATGCTGCGGTAGTTCCCGGCATCCCGGACAGGGATAAGCAGCTTCCCGTCGTGAACGAGCCCGAGAGCATCAGGGAAGCCTTTGCGCGCCAGGTATGGATGCGTGCCCATCTGTGCCGCTGAGACGATTCTGGCGACTTCCTGGGCGACCTTGGCCTGCCGGCGCCTATCCTGCGCCGCAAGCTCGCGCGTGAGCCGTCTGGCCTGCTCCAGCGCCCTGGCCGACGCTTCGTCGTCACGGTGGCTGTCATCCGTCCATACGGCGCTGAAATCGGTAGACCAGTCGCCGTAGACCGCAATCGTCGGCGTGATGAGTCTGCACCAGCCCGAGCGGTTGGATTTTTTCTTGCCGGCGCCAGGGAAGCGCATCCATCGCCCTTCGACGATGCGATGCGGCGGCGTCATTCCAGCAGCGGCGATGGCGTCGATGAGGGTCATGGCGGCAGTAACCCGGCGCAGTCGTCGCACATGCCAAAATCAGGATGCTTGCCAGGGTGGTTGCAGTGAGCCTGGAGCCAATCAAACTGCGCATCCCACTCCGCGTTGTTTGCGGCCTCTAGAGAGGCGAAATCCTTGAACCCAAGGGATTGCGCTCGCCTATCCCACAGCGCATTTTCATTGGCCTCGATACGCTCAGTGAGGCTGATGACTTTTGCGGTCATGCTGGAGCCCTCGCGCGCCCTTTGAGGAACTTGATCCGCAGCGACTGGATCTTGCGTACGGTCGCCGGATGAATCGGCACGTCCGGCGTATCCTCGAATCGCGTCAGCCCGCGCGGAGGCTCGCCCACGATGTCACAGTACAGATGCCATGCTCGGCCCCGCGCCTTCTGACTGGTCTGTCGCGCGTGCGTGCAGACCTGTGCCCAGAAATCCTGTTTCGTCTTGGCGACAGGCGTCTTTCCGATGAACAGCTCGCGCATTTCGCCAGAGGACGTATCTTCCAGAACCTGCGATTGCTTCTCGTGGCCGCATGACATGCAGCGGCGCAGGAACGGCTTGTATCCGCACTGCGGGCAACCGGCTGGCGTGTAGTCCTCGTCTTTGCGTACGGTCTTGTCCAGCTTTTCAGAGGTATCGAGCGACGTGAAGCCGTTGAAGAAGATATCCGTGTAGTCGCTCAGAAAGCGCTGAATGTTGCCGCTGTGATCCAGTAACAGGCAGTCGGTTTTGCCTGTGTCTGGAGAGGATCGCAGTCCCCTGCCCCACATCTGAATGGCGGTCGAGAGCGACTTGCGCAATGGCCGGGCATCAATCACGCAGCCGATATCCTGAACGTCAAACCCTTTCGCAAGCGCCTCCACGCTGATCAGGATGCGGATGCGTGAGTCGTATCTCGTGAACTCCTCCAGCAGTGCCTTGCGTTCGTGGTCTGGCGTGTCAGACGTGAACACGTCCGCGACAATCCCGGCCTCATTGAATCGCTGCGCGAGTTGGTTGCAGTAGGCGATATCTGCCCCGAATGCGATCGTCTTGCGACCCTCGCCGTGCGTTATCCATTCCGCGACCACATCGCCGATGATCTTTGCTTCACGCTCCGACGCAGCCTTGCTCGTCCATTCTCCGCCGCTGGTTTCTGCGCCCTTCATGTCGGGCTTCACGCACGACAGGATGCGCATTGGTACGAGTACTTCCGCCTCGGTCAGTTCGTGCATGGTCGCGGCGTTGATCATGTTCTGATAGCTCAGTCCGAGCCCTTGCGAACATGGCGTTGCGGTCAGGCCGATCATCGCCGCGCCCGAGGAAGCGAGCTTTTCCTTCGTCGCCTTGTACTGCGTATGTGCTTCGTCGAAAACGATCACGTCGGCGTCGGGCCAATACCCTCGAGCCTGGATCGTCTGGATGCTCGCAATCTGAAACGGCATAGAGTTGTCGCGCCGCCAGTGGTTCGCCTGAACAATGGCGTGATCGCGCAGCCCGTAGGAATCGGCCCGTGCACTGGTCTGGTTGATCAGCGCGGTACGGTCGCAGACAAAGACCGCGCGCTTACCTTTCTGAAGGGCCTCGTGGATGACGCGCAGGCCCATCACGGTCTTGCCCGATCCGGTCGGGGCCACCAGGAGCTGATTGCGGTGCCCGTTGCGGAATCCTTCGCGCAGCAGTTGATGCGCGCGTTCCTGGTGAGCCCAGGGCTTCGGAAAGGACGCCGTTTCCGGGAAAAGATCGCTCACGCGGCGCGCTTCCTGAGTTGATCGAGTTCCTTTTCGAGCCTCGCGACCTTGTTACGCTCCTTCTTCAACTGCCGGACTGCTTCGCCCTGCGAGTTCATATAGGAATCGCGCGCCAGGGTCAGCGTGGCAATCAATGCGGATTGCTGCTTGATTTGCGCGAAGGCCTCGGCCAGCCGGTCGTCGGCGTCCATGGCCTTGTCGATGCGCTCCTGATAGTCCCGCTCGGCCAGTTCCAGCGCCGCATCTTCGTCCTGCTCCCACTCTGGGCGCTCGGGCTCGTCTGGGTCAGACTCGGCGGGTTCGGGTTTCGCCTTGGCGGCCTTGAGCTGCTCGGGCTTCGGAAGATCGGTAACGGTTTCCGCTGGGGCCGCGCCCTGGCGGGGTTTCGTTTCTTTCGGCGCGGGCTTTGGCTTGTCGTAGCCCAGGGCTTGCCGGAGAGAATCAAAACGGTCCCGCGTGTCCGTTTTCGATGCGGCCTGCATATACCTGCGCGCCTGACGGTCGGAGAACTCGCAGTTCTTCTCAACCCATGCCTGGAATTCTCCATGAGGGAGGGACGACTTCTTCGCCGCGAGCATCTGCCCACAATTGATGGCGTGGTCTACCGCCATTTCCGCGCTTTCTTTCGCGAACTGATGAGCCTTGTTGATGTCGTCCGCCGTCGGTACCGGGAGATTCTTTGTCATTTTCTACCTACCCTTCTCGAAACCATTGAAACCGCCGCAGTCGTGCAGCGATGCGCTCAGCGCGTGAATGCGCCTGCCAGCTCTTGTGGGACAGCCAGATCAGCGTGTTGACGAGTGCGGATTTCATCCGACCGCCTTGAGTTGCGTACGCGCAATCAGCGCATCGATCCGATCCTTGCGGTGGACCTGCCGCTGCTGATCGCCGAGGTATTCGCGCAGCAGCTTTGTGAGCTCGTCCTCGGGCTCGATCCACGTCACCTGGAAATGGAGTTGTTGTGCTTCGTACTGGATCGCTGCGGTTGATCCCGCCTGTTTCGCCATGCGCTTGATTTGCAGCACGTGCCCTGGTGACAGCTTCTCTGCCCGCTCGACATTCAGGCAGGCGCGCAGCCATGCCGCCGCTGTCTCTGGGGTCAGGTCGGATCGCAGGTCATGGCCCACTTTTTTGTACCCGCCAGCGGCCAGTACATCGGTGGTAATAGCGTCCTCGATCGTTTCGTGAAACAGCTTGTTTTGTAGGGGTTTCGTCGCTTCCATGACCTTACACGCTAGGACCTGGAACGCCGATGCATTCACGAGCGTTGAACGATCCGTGGATGACCGTGTACGCAACCGGACGCACGATGGCGAACATGAACAAAAACGATGAGATGCTGAACGGTTCAGTTTTGGATTCGGAAAATTGCAATCCGGGAATCCCTGAATGCGCCCGTGATGTGACGTATGCACCTATCATTGCGCGAGCCGCCGTGACACTTTGTCGGCGTCATTCGCGCCATGGGTGCTTTCGTGTCTCAGCAGAAAATCGTGAACTTTTTGAACCTTCGGAGCGCCGGGGGAGTTGATTCGACGCTGTTTAAATTTCGCAAACCAATTGACATCAACCCCGGAGCCGTCCGCTATCTCGCGGTAGGTCATCTGGCTTCTGTCAATCAGCGCGTAGGTTTTGGTGATGAGGTCCATACGCCGAGCTTAGTAAAACTTTACCACGCATGCAAGCAATTCATTACCAGCCCTACGTGGAACAATACCGACGTATGGTTAAGACCCCATCCCCCGCCGAAATTGCGATGGCTGCATTCGCTCAGAACACCAGGGTCCGCATGGCGGCTCTCGGCGTCACCAGCGACAGGGATCTTTACCGCATGGTGGTGAAGCGCGCCGAGGTCAGCGAGAAGACCGTAAACAATGCCCTCAACGCCCGCCACGACTCCAAAATAGGCACGCTTAATGCCGTAGCGGAATCCCTGGGGCTTCCTGTTTGGGTGCTCCTGATCCCGGAACTGCCGCCCGAACTATTGCAGGAGCCGGATGCACACCGGGTCGTTAGACTGGTGCAGCACTTCATTGCGAGCAACGGCGAAGGCCGCTCCCACATCGAGAACATCGCCGCCGCTGCGGCATATCAGAGCCGAAAGCAATGATTTAACAGGCCCCGACTGGCTCGCTCGTTCGGCTAAAACATCGTGGTAAAAGATTACTTGACATGGGAGCAACGATAGTAATAGATTACCGCCATGCCAACCAAAACCCGCCCACTCGACGAGCAGCTTTTTTGGGACGACACGTTCCGGCTCGCCTATGCCGACGCGCTCCGCCGCGACGGTAAGCGGACCGACGAATCGAGGATCGTCTGGGCCGCCGCTCGGGCCGACGGTGCGCTGGCCGCTCGTCGCCGCAGCCAGAAGGAGCACGCGTAATGCACGACTTCGCCCACCGCCTCGACCTCATAGACCGCGCCAAACGCCGTTGGGAGACGCGAGGCTTCGTCTGGGGCGCTATCACTGCCACTGCCGTGTACGCCTTCATCGCCCTTTGGGTGAGCGTAGGGGGTGCGTGATGAGCCGTCACGTGCTTGAGCAATCCCAGGTCGGCGAGAAGCAGGTCACGACCGTCCGGCGCACTGAGCCCGATGGAACCGAGTCCATTGAGACGACCGGCGAGTACGAGCCGGTGCGCCTGACGCTGGAACCGGAGGCTGGGCGCGAGACGGTGCTGGCCGAGCGGGCGCGGAGGGATCACCGGTGATCCAGCTCGAGAACAACTGGAAGGCGACTAGGTTTGCGAACGATTTCATCGCCATCAGACAGGCCCTGCCGTTCGTCGAGAACCCGCGAGGGTTGTTGATCCATCGTCCACGTGACGCCGCATTACGAGTCTGGCCGAGCGGAAAGTGGGCATCGTACATCGTCGTGCATAACTGGTGCGGAGCGTCTTTTACGAAGAAAACCACGTTTGTGAAGGACATTCCAGCCGGTGCTTTGCTCTGCAAGCGATGCGAGATAGCGGCGGTTCGTGCCGGCCTTCCCTCAGCAGAGGAAATCACCGGCCATCACGTCTGCATCGGCGGAGTGCGCGCATACAACGCATGCCACATTCACGGAGATCGACAGTGATCCGCCTCCACAAAATCCGAGGCCGCTGGTATTTCATCGCCACCGACAGTCACGGCGAAGGGCTGCCCTGCATTCATCACCGAGGCGCCTGGCGCCCCAGCACATACAGGAGCGCGCTATGAGATCCGCGGATCGACTCTCGGCTGATGCGATTCAGAAACTCCGCAACGAGCTGAACCACATTCATGCCCTGGCCCGTGCCTGCGATCTGATTAATGACGTTGTGCATGTTCACCGCATGTCGTCTACCGACGGCGGCGTTCACATCACCGTTCACCGTGACGACGAATCGCGCGTCAAGGAGATCATGGACGACCTCGGATTCAGCGCCAGTGAAGATATCGGCGGGTTTTCGTTTTTCTCGCTCCGCGACTCCACCTTGTTTGTGCAATGGAGGACGGACGCATGAGTGCCGCCCTCAACCTCTGCCCCGAGTGCAGCGATTACGCGCCAGCTTGCGCCTGCGCCGATCTCGACGCAGCCCGTGCCGCCGAGCAGCTCGTGGACTACCCTTGCTACTCGTGTGGTGAGGAGTCAACGCACGAGATTCGGCACAACGGCGGATGGCTGGATGTGTGCGACGAGTGCGACTTGAGTATGGAGGCAGAATGATCATCCGTCACCCCTCAATTTTCGATCAGAAAAACGCCCGCAACATCGCGCGCTGGTACGAAAAGCGCGGCACGGGCGTGCATTGCGCTGATTTGAGGACGCCGGAGCAATACCGGATGGGCGAGTGGCTGGCGTTGCAGGTCGCGTGGCTGCGGCGCGGATATCGGCTGATGGATAGGAGGGCGGCGTGAAAGTCATTGGCATCGTATCCGGCGGCTGGGAGGCTGAGTATGTCTGCACGGTACGGCACGATGAGCTGAAAAAATTCCTCGGGCTGTACTACAGCAAGGAAGGAATGAAGGAACTGAAGGTCGGTGAAGAAGTGAATCTCGACAAAGGTCACAACCATGCCGAAGAGATTTCCCGCGCCCTACAGAAAACACAGGAACTCATCAAGGCGCATCAGCCGGTCGTGACCGCGCTGCTGAATGGCCTGAGCATCGAGCGGCTCAACGCTGAGCGCACCCAAGAAGAGGAGAAATCATGAGCGCAGTAATTGAAGCGCGGCAGGAGCCGCAGTCACAAAGCACCGCCGTCGCCGTGACGCCGATGGAAATGCTACAGATGGCGGTCGCGCAGGGTAAAGACCTGGACTACCTGCAAAAACTAATGGATCTTGAGGAGCGATGGCGCGCCGCCGAAGCAAAGCGAGCGTACACCACTGCGATGGCGCTGTTTAAGAGAAACATGCCGGACGTGGTGAAGGACATGCTGAACAAGCAGTACGGCTCGGACTATTCGTCGCTGGCCAATCTGGTCAACACCACGAATCGCGTACTTGGTGAGTATGGCCTGAATGCACGGTGGAGCCCGGACCAGACTGACGGCATCAAGGTCACATGCATCCTTGAGCACGCTGACGGGCACCGGGAAGAAGTGTCGATGAAGGGGCCGCCGGATACGTCCGGGCAGAAAAACCCGCTGCAACAAATTAAGTCCACGATGACCTATTTGGAAGGCGCGACGTTTCAGGCTATCACTGGCGTCGTGGCGCGGTCCGCTTGCGCCGATGATGACGCTAATGGCGCTGGTCAGTCTGCGCCAGCCGCGCCGGAGGGGTACGAGGATTGGCACGCCGACATGACAGCGCTCGCCGATGAAGGCACGGAGAAGCTGCAAGCCGCGTGGAAAGCGTCTGACGCCGCCATTCGTCGCTATGTCGTCAAGCACGACGAAATGTGGTGGCGGAACACCAAGAGCAAAGCCGCGAAGGTGACGTCATGAACTTCACCATCATAGACGCCGAGCAGCGAAGTGACGAGTGGTTTTCCGCCAGGGCTGGGCGCCTGACCGGCTCTGTCGCCGCAGGCATTCTCGCTAAAATCAAGACCGGCGAGGCGGCGGCGCGCAGAGATCTGCGAATGAAGCTCGCACTGGAACGCATTACCGGGAAGCCTGATGAGGACGGCTACGTCTCCAAGGAAATGCAGCGCGGGATTGACATGGAGCCGGTTGCGCTTGGCGAGTACGAGATCGCGACCGGCGTGATCGTCCAGCGTACCGGGTTTCTGTCCTGTGAATCCATCATGGCTGGATGCTCGCTCGATGGGCACATCGATGATTTCGCCGGCATTGTCGAATACAAATGCCCAAAGTCAGCTACCCACTACCGCTATCTGAGAGACGGCGGAATCCCATCGGAGCATCGCGTGCAATGCCTGCACAACCTATGGGTCAGTGGCGCGCAGTGGTGCGATTTCGTGAGCTTCGATGATCGCTTCCCCGAGCGTCTGCAACTCTTTGTCGCGCGCATGGTTCGCGATGAGTCCGCCATCAAAGAGTACGAGGCCGAGGCAATGAGATTTCTTGCCGAGGTCGCCATCGACGTCAAAGAAATATCCGAACTGAGGATCGCCGCATGAACACCGAAATCACGACCGTGCCAACCAAGGCACTGACCGTTACGCAACGCGCCATTGCATCTATCGGGATCACCGATGAGCGCGAGAAAGAATTGCGCGAACTCGCTGAACGCACCACGACGATAACGACCATCACGAATAAGGACGGCTATCAGCAGGTTCATTCCGCTCGCGTGGCGCTCAAGAACGAACGCATCGCGATCCAGAATCTCGCCAAGGAAGCACGAGACGATGCTAACAAGTTTTCTAAGGCGGTTATCGCCGAGGAAAAGCGGATCGTCGGATTGATCCAGCCGGAGGAAACCCGCCTGCAAGAAATTCAGGACGCCTACGACGCAAAGATCGAAGCCGAGAAGCAGGCCAAGATCGAAGCCGAACTGAAGCGCGTGACGGATCTCCAGGAGCGCGTGGCCGAGCTGCGCGGCAATCAGATGCTCACGCCTGCATCAGGCTCCGCCACAATCGCCGAACACATGGCCGACCTGGAGCGTATCCCGGTCGATGAATCGTTCGAGGAATTCCGTCAGCAGGCCGAGGACGCCAAAACTGCCGGGCTCACTCGCCTTAGCGAGCTCCATGCCGCCGCCCTGGCGCACGAAGCCGAGCAGACGCGCATCCAGGAAGAGCGCGAGGAACTGGCGAAACTACGCGCGGAGGCCGAGCGGCGCGAGTCCGCTGAGCGCGAGCGATTGGCCGAGGAAGAGCGCAAAGCGAAGGCCGAGCGCGACGCTGAGGTCGCGAAGCAGGAAGCCGAATTGAAGGCGCAGCGCGAAAAGCAGGAGGCCGAAGCCGCCGCCGAGCGCAAACGCATCGCCGAGGAAGAAGCCGCCGCCAAAGCCATCCGCGATGCCGAGGCGAAGAAGCTGGCCGACGAGCGCGCCGAGTTCGAGCGCCAGCAAGCTGAGGTTCGCAGGGCGAAGGAAGAATCCGAGCGCATCGAGCGTGATCGAGCCCGCATCGCGTCACTCAAGAAGCCCGCCGACGATGAACTGATCCGGGTGCTGTGCGATCACTATCAGGCGCCGGAAAGCAAAGTGGTGGGCTGGTTGCTGGCCATCGATTTCTCGAAGCGGGAGGCGGCATGAGTAACCTCAACAAAGTTATGCTCATTGGTCGCCTCGGCAAGGATCCAGAGATTCGCTACATGCCGAATGGCAAGGGCGTCGTGAACTTCAGCATCGCGACATCCGAGAAGTGGAAAGACAAGCAAGGCGAGAGACAGGAGCGCACCGAATGGCACAACATTGTTGCGTTCGAGAAGCTCGCGGAGATCATCGCAGAGTACCTGCGCAAGGGCTCGCAGGTCTACATCGAGGGCAAGCTGCAAACCCGCAAGTGGCAGGACAAGGAAGGCAAGGACCGCTACAGCACAGAGATCATCGCGCAGCAAATGCAGATGCTTGGGGGCAAGCCCGAGGGGCGGCGGGAGGCTCCTCGCGAGCGGCCGACTCAGGCCCCCGCCGATGATGGCGGCTTTGATGACGACATCCCGTTCTGACGATGGACATCTACCTCACACGCACCCTCGCCGGCCTCATCCCCGCCGATGAGGAAGCCAAGCAAGCCGTGAAGCGCTGGAAGATGGGCGAGACACTGCGCTGCTCGGTCCGCAAGCCGCGTTGCTATCGCAATCACAAGCACTATTTCGCGCTGCTGTCACTCACGTACGACAACCAAGACCGCTACACCAACTTCGAGCACTTCCGCAAGGCGGTGCAGATCGAAGCCGGTCACGTTGACGAGCTGATCCGATTGGACGGTGAAATTGTGCTGATCCCGAAATCCATTGCCTACGACGCGTTGGATGAAATGGAGTTCGCGAAGGTGTTCGGCGAGACGATGACCGTGTGCGCTCGCATCCTGGGCGATCTGGACCTGCGAGAGCTGGAGCAGGAAGTCATGAGGTACGCGGCATGAACCAATTCTGGCTCGTCTGGAACATCGGTGGCGGAGCGCCGACCGTGAGGCACGACACTGAGATGCGCGCGATTCACGAAGCCGAGCGACTGGCGCGCGCGAATCCCGGTCAAACGTTCGCGGTGATGGAGGCGACGCATCTGCGCTGCGTCGATTCCATGCAGCGCATCGACCTGCGATGCAGCGACACGGAGATCCCGTTCTGATGGCTCACCCGCTGAGAAAGCTCGCCCGCGGAAAACCCTGCATGGTCCGCTTGGTCGGCATCTGCAATTGGGACCAGTCCACCACCATCTTGGCCCACATCCGCCGCGCCAACGTCTCAGGCATGGGACAGAAGCCGCCCGACACATGCGCAGTGTGGGCATGCTCTGCATGTCACGACGAAATCGACCGGCGCACCCGCAATCGCAGGCTCCAAGAGATCGAGGGTGACTTGCTCGATGCGCTGGTCCGCCAGCTTTCTTGGTATGACGAACACGAAATTCTGATAGCGGTGATCGCAGCATGAGTGCCTACCAGGAACTTATCGCGCGAAAACTGGCGATCACCACTCCTTCGGGTCTGTCGATCATCCCGCACCTGCCGGACGGACTGTTTCCCCACCAGCGAGCATTGACCGAGTGGGCGCTGCGCCGTGGACGTGCTGCGATCTTTGCCGACACCGGGCTAGGAAAGACGCGCATGCAACTCGCCTGGGCCAATGCCGTGAATCTGACCATGGGCCATGACGTGATGATTCTCGCGCCACTGGCTGTCGCCGCTCAAACAGTCGACGAGGGTCGAGAGATCGGGATTGACGTGACGCTGTGTCGTGACGACTCCGATGTGCGTCCCGGGATTAACATCACGAACTACGACCGACTGCACCGCTTCGATGCTGAGAGATTTTCAGCCGTTGTGCTTGACGAGTCGAGCTGCATCAAGCACCACGACAGCAAGACGCTGCAGCGGCTCATGGATGCATTCGCGCACTCCACATTCAAGCTATGCGCAACAGCGACGCCGGCCCCAAACGACTGGACCGAGCTTGGCACACATGCTGAATTCCTCGGCATCTGCAAGCGCGTCGAAATGCTATCTGAATTCTTCGTGCATGACGGCGGGGAAACCCAGGTCTGGCGACTCAAGGGTCATGCTCGCGGCCTGTTCTGGCGATGGGTCGCATCATGGGGCGCAATGGTTCGAAGTCCCGCCGATCTTGGCTATGACGACAGCGCGTACAGGCTGCCGCCGCTGGAGATTCACGAGCACACCGTCGAGTCTCCAAACGATGCCATTGGGATGCTGTTCCCGATGGAGGCTCAGACGCTGAGTGAACGCAGGCTCGCTCGCAAATCATCACTGGATGCTCGTGTCGCCGCTTGCGCGGATATTGTCAATGCCGAGCCCGATCAGCCGTGGGTAATCTGGTGCGATCTGAACGCGGAAGGAGATGCGCTCAGTGAGGCCATTCCTGGCGCTGTTCAGGTTGCGGGCGCGGACGATATCGACACGAAGGAAGATCGCCTGTATGGGTTCGCTCACGGACAGATCAGGGCCATAGTCACAAAGCCGTCTATCGCAGGATGGGGCAGCAACTGGCAGCACTGCGCTCGCATGGCATTCGTCGGCGTGACGGACAGCTACGAAGCGTACTACCAGGCGGTTCGGCGCTCATGGCGCTTCGGTCAGAAGCGCCCCGTCCGCGTGCATGTATTTGCCAGTGAGGCCGAGGGCGCCGTTGTGGCGAACCTGCGCCGCAAGGAACGGGACGCTCTGGAGATGGCCGAGTCACTTTCCGCCGAAACGCGAGATGCGGTTCGATCCGAAGTGACGGGATCGCATCGACACACAAATGACTATACCGCCAGTCAGCGCATCAGTGCGCCGTCATGGCTGCAATCGGAGGTTGCGTGAACTGCCTAGATCAGGATATCTCAGAGACGTGGGCGCTTTACCACGGCGACTGCGTGGAGGTGTTGCGCGGACTGCCTGAGAGAAGCATCGACTACTCGATATTCTCGCCACCTTTCGCGTCGCTGTATACGTACAGCAACAGCCCGCGCGACATGGGCAACTGCAAGACCCATGACGAGTTCTTCGAGCAGTTCGGCTATCTCGTTACCGAACTCGCGCGCGTCATGAAGCCCGGTCGAAACGTGAGCTTTCATTGCATGCTGCTTCCGACGAGCAAGGTCCGGGATGGCGTGATCGGTCTGACCGACTTTCGCGGTGATCTGATCCGCGCGTTCACGACGCAGGGATTCGTCCATCATTCCGAGGTCGTTATCTGGAAGGATCCTGTAACGGCTATGCAGCGAACGAAGGCCCTCGGACTGCTGCACAAAACCGTGCGCGAGAATGCCAGCATGAGCCGCCAGGGGATACCTGACTATCTCATTACCGTTCGCGCGCCGGGCGACGTGGAGGATCGCGTCAAGCACGACCGTGAGGATTACCCGGTCGATCTATGGCAGAAGATCGCCTCGCCGATCTGGACAGACATTGATCCGAACGACACGCTGCAGTTCCGATCTGCCCGCGAGCATGATGACGAGCGTCACATCTGCCCGCTGCAGCTTGAAGTCATCCGTCGCGGCGTCCAGCTGTGGACGAACTCGGGCGATGTCGTGCTGTCGCCATTTGCCGGCATTGGCAGCGAGGGGTACGTCGCGATTGAACTGGGCCGCCGATTCGTCGGCGTTGAACTCAAGTCGAGCTACTACGGGCAGGCCAAGAAGAATCTGCGCGCGCAGGCCAGTCAGTCCGATCTATTTGCGACGATGATGAATATTTAGGAGCGCGTCGCGTCCTTTCACATGTACAGCTAGATAGGCCACCCCATGAGCAACGAGAACGAGCCGGCGTTTCAGTGGCCAACAGCAAAAGGCGATCCGATCAAGCCCGTCTGGTCCTACGGCGGCAGGAATGGCATGTATGAAGCCGCAGCGCTACGCGCGTTCGCGCATGACCTTGTTGAGCGGATCAAGCACCTTGAATTACCTGTGCGCGAAGCGATGAAGGCCGCCACGGGCGATGGTCTCAATGTGATCGCTTACTGCCAGATGCTGCATCGTCGGCTGGATGGAATTACGCGCGAGCGTGACGCTCTGCTCGCGAAGCTGGAGCGCATCGCCCATTCGACGTGTAACCACGACCTACTACTACCCAACACCACGTGCGAGGTTGACCCGAACAATCCCTGTCGCGCGACCTGCCGGGAATGCGGACATGAATGGAGGACGCGATGACTGACCTCAGATCCCGGGCGGATGAGTTGATCGATTCAGCGATCGAAGATGCGCGCGCCGAGACGTTCAATCCGAGCAAATACACGCGCGAGCAAGCGAAGGAATCCCGCGCCACCCTCACCCGCTTCGTGCATGCGCTGTGCTCGACCGCTGAACTGCTCAAAGTTGCGCCATACCCAAGCTCGAACTCACCCGGCCACGAACAAGCATGGCAGTGCCAGTGGTGTGATGAGCGAAAGATCGCCCTCGCCGCGCTGGAGAAAGGGGAGAAGGTGTGAAATCTCGCCCCATCCCGTTCTCCGCACCGATGGTCCGCGCGCTGCTCGACGGCAGGAAGACGCAGACGCGGCGGATTGTGAAGCTACCGTTGACGGATCGCGACTTCGGGTGCGAGCTGGCTGGCAACGAGATCGGCCCCAACGAAGCTGCGCGATCATGCCCCCACGGCGGGCCCGGCGATCTGCTGTGGGTGCGAGAGACATGGGGCGACCGCACTCCTGGCGCTGATGCGATCGTTGGGACAGTCTGGGTTTCGCCATGGTATCGGGCTGATGTAGATGAATACGGTCTGCTCGGCCACGATGGGGAGGGTCCCGTGTATGTCGAGGACGTCAAATGGCGCCCCAGCATCCACATGCCGAGACAGCATTCACGCCTCACGCTCCTGATCGAGGATGTATGCGTAGAGCGATTGCAGGATATCAGTGAGGCGGATGCGATGGCCGAAGGTGTGCCGTTCACGGAACTAGAAAGGCACACGCCTGACGCTCTACACAGAGCGCAGTTCGCCGACCTGTGGGAGTCCCTCAACGGCCCCGAAGCCTGGAACGAAAACCCATGGGTCTGGGTGATCCAATTTCGGCCCATCCAGCAAAACGTCGATGCGTATATGAGGGAGGCGGTGTGACAGGGCCGCTCGCGATCGATCTATTTTCGGGCCTGGGTGGCTGGACAGACGGCCTGCTCGCCGAGGGTTGGCGAGTCGTCGGCTTCGACATCGAGCAGCATGTGTACGGCGAGCACTGCTATCCCGCGCAGCTCGTGCTGCAGGATGTGCTCACGATCCATGGTCGCCAGTTCCGCGATGCACATCTGATTGTCGCCTCGCCGCCATGTCAAGAGTACAGCTACATGGCGATGCCGTGGGGCCGCGCGAAGCAGATCGCTCGCGAGTACGAGGATGGCACGCGGGATCGAGCGAAACTCACCGCACTATTCGACGCCTGCTTTCGCATCCAGCGCGAGGCAATCGAAGCGGCTGGCCGACACATTCCGCTCATCGTCGAGAATGTGAAAGGTGCGCAAAAGTGGGTTGGCCGATCACGTTGGAATTTCGGCAGCTATCACCTGTGGGGCGATGTGCCGGCGCTGATGCCGATGACGTTCCGAGGATTCAAGTCCTCCGGCCTCAACTGGTCGGATCGCACCAAGCGCGGACAGGATTTCACGCGCGTTGCCGGTGCTCAAGCGGGCATCAAACAGGGAGGGGACCGGTTTGGCCGCAATTGCGAAAGTTCCATACTTCGCCGCACGTCGAGCGAATCGCCACAACGCAAATTCGCCAGCGCCCTGATCGCCAAGATCCCGCTGCCGCTGAGCCAGCACATCGCGCGTGTGTACAAGCCACTGGAGATTGCAGCATGACCATCGACGCCACGCCCTACATGGATATCTGTGCGCAACTGTCGGCCGAGAATGAGGCATTGCGCGCCGAGGTCACGAAACTGGAACGCATGCTGAGCGACGAGCGCGCATGGGTTTACCGCTGGCATTCTACGCTGGCCGCCGAGTCAGCCAAACTGGTCAGGCTGTTACGAGAACCCCCGTTGGATCGCGACGTGAGAGGAGAACAGGAATGAAATTTGTATTCGGCGCCCCAGCGGCAGGGGGTGTGGTGGAGGTGATGGGGTCGTGAACTGGGTCACCATCAAGCGTTTCGAGCAGCTTTCGGGCTACACCGAAAATGCCGTTCGCCTGAAAATTTCCCAGGGCGTCTGGCTGGAGGGTAAGGTATGGCGCAAAGCGCCCGATGGGCGGACGCTGATGAGCATCCGGGGGTACGAAGAATGGGTCGAGGGCCTGGAGTCCGCGCCGCAAGCGCATCGAGCATCCAGGTTGATTTCCGCTACCAGGGAGTCCGCTGCCGGGAGAAGCTGAGCCTCCCGCCTACCCCGAAGAATCTGCGGTACGCCGCGCGCCTCAAGGCGCGGATCGAGCACGAAATCGCGCTCGGCCAATTCGACTATGCCCAGCATTTCCCCGCCAGCCCGCGAGCGAAAAAGCTGGCCCGCAACCGGGGCGCAGTCCATACGATGCGCCAGATCCTCAATGCGTGGCTTGATTCGGTGGAGGCCGAATTGGAGCCAGAAACGTTCGCCGACTACGCCGCCGATGTGCGCAACATCTGGATTCCGCTCTACGGCGACTGGACGGCGGACCAGTTCACCGGCGCCGTGGCGCGCAAGTGGGTGGCCGACCAGTCGTGCAGCCGCAAGCGCATACTCAACAAGCTCACGCCGCTGCGCCAAGCCATCCGCATGGCCGTCTCCGACGGGATCCTGACAGAGGACCCGCTGGCCAAGCTCCAAGTCATCCGCCCCGATGAGGCCGGCGAGGACGATGAGATAGACCCGCTCTCCCCCGCCGAATTCGCCGCCGTCGTGGCGCAGCTCGGCCTGCAAACCGCCAATGCGGTGACATTCTGGGCATGGACCGGCCTGCGTGAGGGCGAATTGATTGCGCTGTCCTGGCCGGACGTCGATCTGGATCAGGGCACGATCCGGATCACCAAGTCAGTCCGTGGGGCGCGCACGAAAGCCCCGAAGACAAAGCAGGGCCGGCGCACGGTCCGCCTCCTCCCGCCTGCCCTGGACGCGCTCAAGCGCCAACAGGCCCATACCCGACTCGCCGGCCGGCAGGTATTTCAAAACCCGTCCTGGCGCCCCAGGGCGGGCTCACGGTGGGCTGAGCCCAAGCCCGGCCCATGGACAGAGAAAGCGCTGCGAAACGCCTGGTGCGCTGGATGCGAGGCTGCTGGCGTGAGATACCGGCCACCAAAGCAGCTCCGACACACGTTCGCCAGTTGGACGCTCTCTGCCGGCGAATCGGTCATGTGGGTGTCACGGATGATGGGTCACGCCAACTCCGCGATCACCCAAACGGTCTACGGTCGGTTCATCCCGGACGCATTCCCGGACGCCGGGGCACGGACCCTCGCCGCGGTAAAATGGGCACGCTGAGGGCACGATGTTCGAATCCGGCCAACGGAATCAACTATCCGCACGTGTTCGATTCCCGCCGCCTCCACCATCCAACTATCGTGCCACCGTAATAAAATCAACAACATGCGGTGGCCTCGAACGTGGACGTATGTCCTGATATGTCTGGATTGGTCTCAGGATGGGCACGATTAAGGCGCGCTCAATCCCGCCCCGCCACACTGTACGAAATAATAGTTGCGTGACCGGTCACGCTCATGTACAGTACACCCATGGTCGATACCGACCTACCGATGCCCCGGCGGTAACCGGGCGTTCCGAAAGGAGCAAAAAAAATGTTCACAGATATCGCACGCGGATGCGGCCAAGACCACCTGATCGAGATCGCCGACCGCCATGGACTGATAGTCGGCTGCTGGATGTCTGGCCAGAACTGGGGCCACAGCCAGCCGGCTTTGGTCGGCGACACCTACTCCATCAAAGACGCGCTCAAAGCCGCTGGCGCGCGCTGGCAGCCTGCCGGCAAGTGCTGGGTGTTTACCGACGACGCGGCGCTCGAAGCTGCCATGACCGGACTGGAGGGCTGAGCCATGATCCAGATCGACACCGGCAACCGCCTCCTGCTGTCCGACGACTCCGGCGTCCTGCGTGACACCGGCCTGGGGCTCACTCAGAAGCGCGACCAGACGGTCGTATACACGCGTGAGGATGCGGGCGGTTACAAAGAGCACCCCATGCCGCACGCTCGATATTCGACCGCCCACGAGCGGCCCTGCAAGCCTGATGGCACGCCCACCGGTGCGGCGGGGGTCGGGCAGCTCGAAACCGATGTCCGGGCGCTCCTCGGATGAGCTGGACCATTGACCTATCGACCTGCGAGGCCCGGCACACGTCGGGTCTCGTGCTGAGGTTCGAGCTGCGGAGCGATGGCGGATGGGATGGTGAGGTGGTAGCCGGGGTCGAATCCATCGATCCTGCCGACGCGCCCAGACTGATGAGGGAGGCTGGCGATGCCTACCGCGAAGCGCTCAAAAACCGCCAGTAACGCCCTGGCCCGAAAACGCCGCGAGCGCGAGCGCAAACGCCGGGAGGGGCTGGTGCGGGTCGAGGTCTGGGTCCGCCCTGAGCACGCCCAGCGGGTGAGAGAGTATGCGGCGGGGATTACCGCCCCTCCGACCTCGCCCGAGCGATAGCGTCCACCAGCCCCTGCCGCGCGGCATCGTTCTCCGCCACCAGCGCGGCGAGTTCGGCCGACGTCACATCCCGGCCCTCAGCCTGGGCGGCTCGAATCAGGAGCGACACCCTCGCCGCCTGTTCGATCAGCTGGAGTAGCAGCCCGATTCCGGCCGCTGCGGTAGTAGCACTCATGATGCACCTCGAAGATAGGACTGGAGCCGCGCCAAGAGCGACGTGGCGAGCTGCAATCGAGCCTCGGCGGTAGCTAGGTCGCCCACGCCAATAGCCAGTCCTGCGGCGTCGAGCGTCTGTCTGGCGGTGTCTGCCACGGTGAGCACGCGCTGGGCGTCGTCGGATGTGATGTCGCCGGCATCTAAGGCCTGAGTCGTGGCCGCGAGTACCGCGGTGTGGGATCCCATGGCATAGGCCAGTCGCTCGCTCAGCGTGTTTGCCGGTGCCAGGCCGAACGACGCGCAGCCGGCCAGCAGCATCAGCAGCGCAAGGGCGCTACACGCCTGAATTTTCTGAGCCATCATCAATCTCCTTTGGAGTGAGCGTCTGCACGTAGCGGATCACCATCGCGGTGATACCGATCAGCGAAAGGACTCGCCCTGCCGCGGTGGGGCCGAGCCAGGACAGTAGGACGTCCGCCTGTGCCTGCACCTCTCCCAGCACAAGCAGCAGGATGCCGCCGGCTACGATGGGGTCAGCCAGGCGGGCCTTCAATTGATTCCAAGTCATTCCCAAACTCCCGTTCGTAAAATTCTCGCCATGCGCCTTGCCCGCGCCGGGGTCTGCTTTGACCACGCCGAGTCCAGCGCCTCTTTCTCCACCGTTACCCAATCACGCCTTTTGATGGCCGCGATCATGCGTTTGAAATTCGCCACGCCGCTGGTGCCGAGCTGGAATGCCATGCAGACGATCGCGCCCTGGCGAACATCATCGAGCGCATCCCACCATTCAAAGCGCGACTCGCACTCGGCGGCGCATTTGTAGATGTCATTGCGCAGCAGGTGCTCGGCTTCCTGGCGCGTAATGCCGCCGCCTCGGCGCTTGTCGATCAGCCTGCCGAAGCCGATTGTCTGGAATTTCAGCGAGTCGAGATAACAGTGCGGCACGAACCCTTCGTCCGACTTCAGTCGCGCGGTTACGTCGGATTCGATGATCATCGCGGCCTCCAGATCCAGCCGAGGATGCACAGGATGACGATGGCGGCGGCGAGGGTCATCTGCGTCTATTCCTGACGTAGTAGATGCCGGCCGCGATCGAGGCGAACGTCGCTGCGATCAGCGACAGTGTGGTGAGTAACTGGTTGACCTGGGCCAGCGAGATACCCCACAGGGCCCAGGATGCGGCCACCGAGACGTCGGCGATGCGCTCGTGATTCAACCCGCTACTTGAGCCTCCATGCTGCAAATTATTGTTAACTCGATATCGAACTTCGCGCCGATGAGGGTGCGCAGCTCGTTCATCGCGGCCTTTGTTTCAGTCATCTTCCACGTTCTGAGCGTGGTTCCACCGCCGTGGATCGTGTCTAAAATCCTGTTTTTCCCGAGCGCCACCGCATTGGCATCCCACCAGTGATCTCCCGCATGCACCAGCGCCAGATACCGACTAGCTTTGCTTCGTGACGGAGGAATATCGTAGGGCTGGTGATAGACTCCGAGCGACGGGGAGACCAATGCATAACACTGCTCGCCATTGGGTCGCTGATGCTGGCGCAGACGATAGGCGCCGGACGGCAGACAGTCCGCGGCTTCGAGGGTATGGAACTTGCGCCCAGCCACCTCTAGGATGCCCAGCCACGAATCGCTATGCGGGGTGTCTCTAGTGAGTGTCAGTTGCAATGTGCGCTGGGGCCTCCTTGGAGGGGAAAGTACCGAGATTCACTGAGCCATGTCCAATTTTCGATAGGGGAACAAGATGGAAGAACAGCGTCAGAGGGTGACGATCGACAGCATCGACATCGGATTCATTCCGCTGGTCGGCTTGATGGTGAAGATCGTGCTCGCATCTATCCCGGCAGCACTCATCGTGACAGCCATCATCATCGCGGCCATGGTGCTTTCTGCTGGCATGGCGGGATTCTTCTCATAACAAATCCTCAGCGGAGAACCAAAAATGGACTGCACAATTGCCGCTCTCATCGCCTGCTTCAGCTGGTCCGGACTGTACCTCGATACCAGCGCTCAATATCTCGAATCAAACGACCGTCGTTACACCGAGAGCTTCTATGGCGATACGCTGTTCGTGATGCCTGAAAACGGCAATGATCCGTACATTCAGCGAACCGCTGTCCGCCAACTCGACTCCCCATCGAGGCGCATCGACAATCCCTATGTCACACTCGCGCTGGGATATGAGATCAACTTCGCCCAGGTCCGCATCGACGCGAGCGTGTTTCGCCAAGAAAGCGCCTCGTCAACCGATGATGCTGAAAATGGAATTTCACTCAAGGTGCGCTGGTTTCCCTTTCGCCGTTGATGACTGCTCGTAACTGCGCTATTTCGTCATCGATCGTCTTCAGCGCCGGGTCTGATGCGGCAAGCAGCTCACGCACCCGACGAGCCTGACGGCGCTCGAGATCATCGATGCGAGATTGAGCCTCAAGACGCAGGCGCTCACGCTCAATAACGTCCGGGCGCTTAATCCAGCGCCTAGCGTCAACATCCCACACGTGCTCTGCGTCGGGCTGCGGAGGCTGGTAGTCAACGATCTCCCCTGTCGAAAGGTCGACTCTCTGTGACATCGGATCGGTGACCCAGTAGATCGGCGCATAACCCTCCGGCGTGTTGGCGGTCACGAATTTGGCGAAATCTGGACATGACGCTTTTAGCTCATTGGGCATGATCTCGCCGCTGCCCAGGTCATAGAAATGCACGCTATTCATCGCTTGATGAACTCCACCTGTATGCGCATCGGTTCCTCCCAGGTTTCGAAGACGGAGTTCGCCGAACAGCTTTTTCTAAGCCCAGCCCGGTAACTCACGCCGGAGCTAACAGAGAATTGGTCCTGAATCGTGCAGGGCGTGATCGACTGCGTCAATGTGACGCGAGCATTAGAAGCGCCGACATTTATTCCACCGGAGGACACATTCTGCAGGTATGGATACACCGTTGTTACGCTGTTGGTTCCTGCGCTGGCTCTAAAAACCCCAGTGATAATAAACGATCCATCCGTGGTCAGATTGTTCGTGAATAGCGTAGTTCCTCCGGCGCTCGTCAAGAGTTCTCCGCCCGCGTCCCTGATTAAATTCAGGTCTGCGTATGACCCGACCGCAGAGTAGGGGGCGAACCCGGAGATCCTACCGGCGCCCGTAATAAACAGCTCCGTCGCCGCATCCTCCTCCATCTGAGAGGTGTACACAGTCGGAAGAAATGGCCCATTGACTGCTGGAAGCGCAGCAGTGCTTGGGGAGTTGTAGTCGCCAGATGAGAGGTCAGTCCAGTCGCCAGACTGCTCCTCCGCGAACACGCAGTCCATCGACCCATCTGTATTCATGTCGATGCCGACCGCACGAAATGTTTTCGATGACCAGCCAAGGTGATCGAAAACAATGACGCCCGTATCCCACAGCGCGATATTCTGGAATCGCGGCGGCAGTCGGCCGATAACCATGATCTGATTGCGCGACTGACGAAGCAGAAACTCTGCTTTTCTCTGCGCCTCGAATTCGTTGTCACAAAGAAGCTGCTCGATTTCCGCCTCGATATTCTCGCCACCGTCTGCGGCGCGATACGTGGTATTAAATCGTGGATTACACTCGACGCGCTGGTATTCTCGCTCCCGGTCGACGTACCAGCATTTCATATGGTTGAAGCGCTTCTCCCTGCCCTGCTCGAAGCGAATCGACAGGCCGCTCACCCAATCCGTTTTCTGAATTGCGAACGTCGGTGTCTGCCACGATCCGGCATACATCCGCCATCGGCCATCGCTGAAAATGACTCGTCCAAGCATCGCATCCGTCAGCGCCTTCACGTTCTCGGTGAATTCCTCGGCGGCGAAAATGACGCCATTGCACGTATAGCGCGGCTGCACGCCGGAGGGAACCGATACGGACACATCGCAGTACGTCGCTGCCGTGGATACCGAGGCCCAATCGATTTCGCTCGCCTCGTACTCCCCGCCATAGCTCGCCATCAGGTAATCGGCCAGGCACAAAGCGGGGTTCGCCGTCCACGCGATATAGCTGGCGTTGGTCGGGTTGGCCCCAGGGCTGGTATCCAGGCGCGGGTCGTAGCAACGTTTACCCTGATACGTGAACGTGATCGTCGGGATCGACTGGTAGATCTCCTGGTTGAACTTGAACTGGATCGCGGCCTTCGCAATTCCTCGCGCTCGTGCATTGCCGAACGCGGTCGAGTCAACGCCGATTAGAATTCGGTCCGCGCTGTCTGTGGCCGTGCCGCGATAATGCCGAATCCAGGCATGTTCTCGAAACGGCCCGCTGTTTACCTTGCCGTCTGCAGTGCTGAATGACATCGGTCCGATCTGCGCGTTGGTGATCGTGTCGATATCAAAGTGCGTGTAGTTGTACGAGTCGATCTCGTGCCCGGCCAGGGTGAGCACCTTGTGCAGAAAGGCGTTATCCGATCCACTGGTGATCGGCGGTATCGTCTCCATCCCCCCGGTCCTGACTCGCCCGTATGCGATGCGCACGCTGGCGCCGGAGTCGTAATAGTTGATCTCCGTTCCTGTGCCGAGACCTGCGCTGCGGGGCTTTGGCGCCAGCAGTTGCGATGCGCGATTTAGTAGGTACGTGGCGGCGGCGTAGACAAACACGTTAGCAACAAAGGTTGCGACCGCCGCGCTTGCGCCAGCAGCAACCAGGAACGACCCAACTGCAGCAACCGCGGCCTGGGGCATTACTGGATCCTCCAGCCATGCTTTACGTGTAAGAACGGCACTCTCTGCAGCCCAGACGCGGCGGGCGAGATGAACTGACAGCCATCGTGCACGCAGATGAATTCCCGGCCCGCATCATCGACAGCCAACGCCACATCTCCCTGCCCTAGCAGCGGCCACGGCACGGGATCGCCGAGAACGCGGTGCGCGCACGTATCAAGATCGGTGCCTATCGCCTGCGACGCGTCCTGCTCGCTCGCCCACTCGCCAAACTCTTTAAACACACCGTCAGATACCTTCTCAGTCAAGATTGCATCCGCGCAGGCCATGGCGAATGTCACGCAGTCGTGCGAGCCCCACATGAAC